CAATGTTCGCAAATCAAGATGAGTCTCTTATTAATCGTGTTAAATATTTATGGGAGGTTTTGTTTTTAGGAAACTCCACGTCTTTTGAATATCCATCTGGTTTTGAAAACGGAAAACCTACAACACAATTAAACCTAAATAGTGTTAGATCTATTAGTTTGTGGTTAAGAGAACAGATTTATGATACAAAGTCAAAATTAAAAAAAGTTCCAAAACTAGTTTTAAACGGATCGGTAGCTGTTAAAAAAGCCTTTATTAAAGGATATTATGCTGGAGATGGCTTAAAAGCCGGGGTTACTCCAAATGTAATTAGTATAAAAACAAACAGCCCAATATTGGCACAGGGATTGTGTGTTCTTTACTACTCTATATTTGGTTATATATCATCTACATATATTGAGCATCGTGGAGAAAACGATTATTATCAGCTTAATGTTATAACTACAGCACCACATAAAGATCCTTCTGAAGTTCGCTGGACAAAACCAGATATTGTACCAGATGAATGGGTTTTTGATTTTGAAACAGAAAGTGGAGTTTTTTGCGCAGGAGTTGGTAGGGTTATTGTACATAATAGTCCACGTCGTGGAGAAACTTTTGTCACGCGTAAAATTACACGAGCAGCTACACGAATCAAGCTAGGGCTTCAAGATAAACTTTTTCTAGGAAATTTAGATGCAAAACGTGATTGGGGTTATGCTGGTGATTATGTAGAAGCTATGTGGAGAATGTTACAAGCAGACAAATCTGATGATTATGTAATTGCTACTGGAGAGACTCATAGTATTAAAGAGTTTTTAAGTTTGGCATTTGGTAATTTAGGTTTAGATTGGGGGAAATATGTTGAATATGACAAGAGGTATGAAAGACCTGCGGAAGTAGATTTATTATTAGGAGATCCTAGTAAGGCTAAATCTATTGGATGGAAACCATCTGTAAGTTTCCCAGAGCTTGTAAAAATGATGATTGATAGTGATTTGAAATTAGCCGAGCAAGAACAAGCTATAGAAATTGTTCGTACAAAACAAGATAAAGTTGGAGAGAGTTTATGAGAAAAATTTTAGTTACTGGGGCATCATCATTTTTAGGTCATCATTTAATACCAAAATTAGAACAAATTAGTATTAAAGCAATTGGTCATGATAGCAGATTTGCATATACACAATGGAAAATTTTAACACCGACATCTAAAGAATTAGATTTAACATCTTTGCCAAGTGTATTGAAATATTTTGATGAAAATAAATTTGATACAATAATTCATTTGGCGGCAAAGGTTGGTGGAATTGGTTTAAACAAAAACAAACCAGCAGATCTTACTTTAGATAATTTATTAATGGGTATGAATTTATATTCTGGTATTAAATTACATTTAGATAAAATAAAAAACGTATATAACATATCAACTACATGTGGATATCCTAAAAATTGTCCAGTTCCTTTTAAAGAAGAAGATTTATGGAATGGTCGAGAAGAAGAAACCAATAATGGATATTCTTATGCAAAGAAAGCTTTGATTGTATTAGGGGAAAAATTTCGCATTCAATATGGTTTAAATTCAGTATGTTTAATGGTTGCTAATTTATTAGGTGAACATGATCATTTTGATTTAGAAAACTCTCATGTTGTACCAGCTTTAATTAGAAAAATGGTTGATATTAAAGAAGATCAAATGCAATATAAAATGTGTGGAGTTCCAATTCCTATGTGGGGTGATGGATCTGCTACGAGAGATTTTTTATATGCAGGAGACTGTGCAGAGGCTATTTGTAAAGCGGTTGATAAAAATATAAATTATGATAAACCCATAAATATTGGAACAGGTAAAGAGATATCAATAAAAGAGCTTGGTGAGCAATTAATTAATATTATTGGAGTTCGTGGATATTTATCATTTGACAAAGGATCTAATCCATTAAATGGGCAACCAAGACGTTGTTTAGAAGTATCAAAAGCTAAAGAAATATTAGGGTTTGAAGCAACAACATCTTTAAGAGAAAGTTTAATAAAAACCGTTAGATGGTTTGAAGAACAAAGAAAAATTGAAAAAGAAAAAAAACCGATGCTATATATTGAAGTACCATCTATGTGGATAAAGTTACCAAAGGAAGATATGTATTATAAAGAAGCAAATGATAAAAAAATAATTAATAATCGCAAATTGTTACCTTATGAATTTGACAGTATGTTTAATGGGTGGCAAAATTTATATTTTTATTGTAATCGAAATGATGTTTCGACTGTAACTAATACATGTATTAAGCATCCTGTTAAAGTTGTTGATGATATTAAGAAAACAAATACAGTTAGAGATGTGCTTATTGGTCGTAGATCAGATGCTAGAAAAGATTTAGAAAAATGTAAAGATAAAATTACAGTTGAAGATTTATATAGTAGGCTTGGAAAAGACCCTTCAAAATATTTAGAAAAATATAAAGACAAATTTTCTGTTAATGATTTGTTTAAAGACTTGGACAGTATTAAATATAAACTTGCTATTGATTCTTTAATTAAAGAATTTGATACATTAAATGTAAAAAAGACTGATATTAAATTTGTACATAATACCATAAAACCAGATTATGATAATAAATATATAAAGCCAAAGAAAAACACAAAAAAACCAAATGATGTTAAGTTTGATTTTAAAGCAGCTTTAAAGCGAGCTGGTATGAGTGATGCTCAATTAGAGGAAACTGGTGTTATTAACAAACAAACACCGTATCAAGGATATATTACAAAACAACATCAGGAAGATATTAATTGGATGTTAGAACATCATTCATTAAAGTGTGCAGATTTAAAGTACGAAGAGCTGGCAGCATTATCTAAAAATTTTAATCATGGTGAGAAATTAAAAGAACTTGAAACTTTAAATAAACTTGATACAACTCCACATTGTGATGAACTTGATTTAAAATCAACTCGGGTTCACGCATCAACACATGAAATAAATAAATATAAAAAAATAATTGGTAAAATTACTTCAATAGATGAGTTAATAAAATATAAAGAATATTATCTAAACACAATAACTAAAATTTTTTCTGAAGTTTTATTAGAAAATAAAAATAATAAAGAAATATTTAAAAATTTAAATGATTGGTTTTCTAAACAAATACTTTGGAGTAATGAAGCATTCAATTCTAGAATGAACGAGTTAGTTTATCCTGAAGCATTCGCTATTCTTAATAAAGCTATTGATTATAAACAAAACGATATAACTACTAGTTTAGATGGTTATGATATAAAACCAGAATCACGTCTTCAAATATACCCAGATCTATCTTATATAGATGGTTATAATAATCTAGCTACCAGATGGTTTGATAGTTTAGATGGTTATGAAATTTTCCCAATAAAACTCAAAGATAATAAATTACCTATTGAAAAAACCGTTACAGAAGTAAAAGTAAAAAGGGATGAAGAAGAAACTGCTAGAATTAAAACCAAACTCAGTTGGCATAAAGCACAACAAGCAGCAACAGATAAATATAATGAAATCTTTGGTAAAATTAATTCAATAGATGAATTGAAAAAAATTAAAGAATATTATATAACAGCAAATTCATTTTATGCAACTCCAAATAATGAACTGCCTGAAAATGTTCAATTTAGATTAATTCAAGAAACTTGTGGAGTTAATGATGCTTTTAGTTCTAGATTAAAAGTATTAGAAAAAGCCGAAGCTGAAAAACAAAAAGAAATACAAACCCCTGTTATTGAAAATAATGTCGAGATTATTCCACCGTCTCTTCCTTATAAAATATCTAGATTTGTTTCTTCTATTAAACATGCTGTAAAAGATTTGATTGATTAAAAAAAGGAAAGAATAAGGAGATAACGAGCAATTCCTCCCTACCTACAGTTTTTGTGGGTAGGGTTTCCTTGCTTTATATAAAATGGCCAAAAAAAAGAAGATTTTATGTTTGGGTTCCGGTGGAATGATTTTAGGGAATTTTATTAGATATGTTTTCCATAATCATAAACCATATTCTATCTCTTCTCTAGATCGTGTTAGAGAATCTCATCTAATTCATAATATTTATGTAAATTCAGATCATGAATTTTATATAGCCGATATTATGGATCAACATATTTTACATGTGATTTTCCAAAAAGAAAAACCAGATATTGTTATTTTTGGTGTTGATGAAAAACTAAATAATAATCAGATATTATCTTCCAATATTATCGGTACTCAAAACGTTATTAATGAATGTCTTGATTCTAATATAAAATTAATTTATTTAAGCACCGATAAAGTATTTGGTCCCATTTCAGAAAATGATTCTCCATGTAGTGAAAATACTTACACTAATCCTAAAGATATATATGCTATTTCAAAATTAGCAGGAGAGCAATTAGTAAAAAGCACAATTGGATTAAATTATAATATTGTAAGATTAAGTAATAATTATGGACCTTGGCAAACAAATAATAATTTAATACCAAATATTATATCTTCAATATTGGAGAATAAATCTATTTCAATATATGGAGACGGGAAACATATGAGAGACTGGACTCATGTATATGATTCTTGTTCTGCTCTTTGTCAAATAATTGAAACTGGAATAGATAAAGAAATTTATAATATCAGTTATAAACAAGAATATTATAATATTGAAGTATTTCAGATGATTTGTAATCTTTTTGAAAAAGGACATGATTTAATTAAGTTTGTCGAGGATGTTCCAAACAATGGAGCAAGGTTTGCTATGTCAAATGAGAAGATTTTATCATTGGGGTGGGTACCAGAATATAAGTTTAAAGATGGTATTTCTCAAATTTGTCAATGGTATGTTTCTAATCAATATATATTAAAAATGTAAATATTGATTGTGGTTTTTACCAAAGAAAGAGTTTATATTATGACAAATGAAAAAGACAATTGGTATGAAATATCAAAAACACCAGGATTAAGTGAAGAATTCATAAAGGAAAATTCTGATAAATTAGATTGGATAAATATATCATATTTTCAAAATTTAAGCGAAGATTTTATAAAGGAAAATTCTGATAAAATAAACTGGAACTGTATAGTAGAACGTCAAAATTTAAGCGAAGATTTTATTAGAGAAAATTCTGATAAAGTAAACTGGGTTTTAATATCATGTTTTCAAAAGCTTAGTGAAGATTTTATAAAGGAAAACTTTGATAACTTAGATTGGTGTTGTATATCACAATATCAAAAACTTAGTGAAGGCTTTATTAGAGAGTTTGCTAATAAAGTAAATTGGTATAATATATCAGCGTATCAAAAATTAAGTGAAGAATTTATTAAAGAGTTTTCTGATAAGGTTGGATGGTATAATATATCGTGTTGTCAAAAACTAAGCGAAGAATTTATTCATGAAAACTCAGATAAAGTGGCTTGGAGCTCTATATCACAATATCAAAAGTTAAGTGAAAGATTTATTAGGAAATTTTTTGATAAAGTAAATTGGGATTATATATCATATTATCAAAAATCAAGTCCTGAATTTATTAAAGAATTTAATTTAGAAATTCCAGTTTTTTGTTGGTTATATAAGGATAAAGAATTTAAGAGAAAATATATTCAAGACAATACGAAATATGAAATAATTGGAGATAAAGTAATAGCGTATAAATCTTGTAGATCAGATGGATATTCGGTATTTAATTTCCAATATCATTATGAAGTTGGTGGAAAATATGAAGCTCATGCCGATTATAACATATATGCAGAAGCTAGTTTTGGTTTATCAGCCTGGACAAAAGAAAAAGCGTTATCATATTATAATAAAGGTAAATTATTTAAAGTAGAAATAGATTTAGAAGATATTGCTGCAATTGTACATAATGGAAATAAGATTAGGGCGAGTAAGATTAAAATATTAGAAGAGATTAATTATAAAGAGAAAAACAATGACTGAAAACAAAATTGAAAATTTAGAAAAAGAGAAAATTGTGGATGATTTAACAAACCAAAAAGTTGACGAAGATAAATTAGCAGCACTTAAGGCTCGTGTAGCTAAAAAACGAGAAGAAGAAGCTGCTGCTTTACAATCTATTCCAGAAGAAATTGAGGAAAATATGCCACCACGTATTGTTGAAGAAAAATTACGAAGTATTAGATTTGGTATTATTGGTTCGGGTGCTGCTGGAAGTCGATTAGCAGAAGAATATTTTTCATTAGGATATCCTGCAGTTGTTTTTAATACCGCTAACCAAGATTTAGAAGGTATTAAAATACCAGAACATAACAAATTATTATTAGATTTTGGATTGGGTGGATCTGGTAAAGATCTTCAAATTGGTTATGATGCTGCAGACGCTTACAGAGCAAGTATTAATCAACTTATTCAACAACATTTAAATGATGTTCAGGTTTTTATCTTTTGTACTTCTCTTGGCGGTGGCTCAGGCGCAGGATCTGTTGAAGTTGTTATAGATATATTATCTCAATTAGGAAAACCTGTAGTTGTTATGGCTGTTCTTCCTAAAGCTAGTGAAGATGCCGCTTTAAAACATAATGCATGGCAAACATTAAGTAAATTAACTAAATTATTTAATGAAAATAAGATTGATAATATTATTACTATTGATAATGCTAAGATTGAATCGCTTTATAGTGATGTTGGTCCTTTTAATTTCTTCTCAGTATCTAATAAAGCTATTGTGGAACCAATTCATATTTTTAATACAATGAGTACTAGAAAAGATGAAGGTGTTAAGATTTTAGATTCAACCGAATTTGGTAAGTTATTTATTGATGGAAAAGGTTTCACTACATATGGTGAAATGACTGTAGAAAACTATGAAGATGAAATGGCTATAGCAACCGCTATTGTAGAATCTTTAAACAGTAATTTATTAGCTTCTGGTTTTGATATTCGCCAAGCAAAATATGCTGGCTTTATGTTGGTTGCACCAGAAAGTGTATGGGATAAAATTCCAAGTTCTAGTTTGGGTTTTGCTGGACATATGATTGATGATGTGTGTGATAGTCCAATTGCAATTTTCCAAGGTGTATATAAAGAAGAAAATGGTCAAGATTGTGTTAAAGTATATTCTATGTTCTCTGGTTTAGGTTTGCCAACTGAAAGAATTGATCAGTTGAAGGCCGAAGCTCAGAAAAAGATGGAAATTGCCAAGAGAAAAGACAGTGATAGACAAATGACAATGAAGGTTGATGTTGGTGAAGAGAATATAAATAAAGTAGATGAAATTAAGAGAAAAATTCAGGCAAAATCATCCGCGTTTAATAAATTGCACGGGTCTTCTATACAAGATAGAAGAAAGAAATAATTATATTTTTTTTGGTAAAAATATAAGAAAGTAAAAAATGATTAAAATTAAAGAATTGATTTATAGTTATCAAATGTTGGTTTTTGATAATTTAAGAAGTGAATCTCCTAGATATGACACAAATACACCGAATTGTTTTGTTTCTTTGGGTAATGATAAATTTGAAACATATGGTTGTAGTATTATAAACACTCCATTATTATCGGTTAATGATTTTTGCCCAAAGAAAACTATTAATGGTTTATTTAAATCTATATTTGAACTATTATATAAAGAAGATACTGATAATAATCTTACCAAAGAAGAATTTTTACATTTTATTAAAATGGAAGAAATTGAGTTTAAATTAAATAATTTAGAACTTGATTGCTTGGTGTGTGGTGAGAAAGCTGGTAAGTGGATTAAAGAATATATTGTTAAAGTATTTATTCTTGAGGGTTTACCAGAAAACGCTGTATTAGCCTTACCAGAACCAGAATATACCGGAGTCTTGGCGGTTAAATGTATTGATAATGATATTGTTGATAGTTTTGGTATAATGATTCAGGATAATAATTTTAGATCTATTGTAATTACAGATCTTTAAAATATTAAAAATGGTAATTTTTAACGAAAAATATATTCAAGATGGGTATTATTTACCAGATATTGAATATACTATCTATCAGGATAATGGAGATTACCATAATTATATAGCAACCCCAGATTATTTAGAAGAAGAATACGAAAATCTGATTTTAAAACTGGGGTTGCTTTGTGTTTGGGAAACTTTTAATGATCTAAAACCGCATACTACAGAATATTTAATGGATAACAATCTTAAATCTTCTAAACAGGATAGTAATATAGAAGTAGATTTGTTGAATTTTCCAAAACCATTAAAAGATCAATTAAAAGAATCCGCAGAGAGTGTTTTGAATGGAGAAAATAATTTGCCCAATTTGTAATTCAGAAAATATTTCAACAGGTCGGCTTTGGTATTCATACGGTGAAGGATGTGAAGATTATATTGCTCAAGTTTCTTGTCCTAATTGTAAGAGGAAAGTTGCTGGTTGGGATATAGAGGTTTGTAAAGATGTTTTTTTAAATGGGCAAAATGGCTGCGAATGTTTCCATTGTGGAATTTTAAAATTTGAATATGGGGAAACTGATAATGTAGATACTTTGGTTGTTGAAAAAATCTCAGAAACAGTAAAAAAATGAATAATATTACAGTTAAAGAAAAAATTAATGGAGGAATTCTAGGTCTTTTGGTTGGTGATGCTTTGGGGGTTCCTTATGAGTTTCGCGATGCTAAAAATATACCACCAATTGAAAATATTGAATATATTCCTCCTGAAAATTTTCCACGGTCACATAAGAAAATCCTTCCAGGCACTTGGTCTGATGATGGCTCTCAAGCTTTGTGTTTATTAACATCTTTATTAGATTGTAATCGTTTAGATTTAAATGATTTTGCTAAAAGATTAGTTAATTGGTATGATAACGGATATCTTGCTGTAGATGATTGTGTTTTTGATGTTGGAAACACTACTGCAACAGCTATTTTATCATTAAAGGAAGGTGTTTCTCCATATGATGCCGGTCCATTTGGATCCTATGATAATGGAAATGGTTCACTGATGAGGTGTCTTCCACTTGCTCTTTGGCATCGTGGTTCTGATAAAGAATTGGTTTTAGATGCACAGTTACAGTCTTATGTTACTCACGGCCATTTAAGATCTCAGGTTTGTTGTGCTCTTTATTGTTTATGGGCAAGATATGAATTATATTCTTTACAAAACTCATTTGAAAAAGCCGTGAAAACACTTAGAGAAATTTATAAGTTTAATTTTGAAGCTTTACAAGAATTAGATTGGTCAATACGGCCTGATGACGAGATTATAGGAACAGGATCTGGGTATGTTGTTGATAGTTTAAGATCTGCAAAAGATTCTTTACAACAAAACACATATCAAGATGTTGTTAGATACGCTATTAAGCTTGGTAAAGATACAGATACAACAGCATGTATAGCTGGAGGTATAGCTGGTATTAAATATGGGATTAATGGAATACCCATTCGTTGGCGAGATTCTCTTCGTGGTAAAGAGATATATAAACCTATTTTAGATAATTTTAATTCATATATTGATAATAATCCATTATAATTATTATTATATCGATAGAAGATAATTCAATTCCCAATAATTAATTAGTAATAATTTGGGAATGAATTATATGGTAAATATAATAAAATATCCTAATTCTTGTAAAATTGAAGAGTTAGATGATGTAGAGCTTTTTCAAGAATTAGATAAAGAATTATCTTTTAAATTAAATGGTGCAGAATTCTCTGCAGCATATAAAGGATATATAAATGATTTTGGAGAATTTGTAACATGGGATGGATATAGACATTTAATGTCGTCTACAGGAAGGTTTCCACCTGGATTATTACAAAGAGTATTAGAATTTTTAGATTCTAAATTAATTATTCCAAATATAATAGATCAAAGACCTGAAAAAACACCAACAAATGAAATTGATATTTCAAAAAGATTAAAAGACCTTGATAAAATACCAAGGCCATATCAAATAGAAATTGCAAATACAGCTATTGCTCATGAACGTGGGGTTATACGTGCAGCTACTGGTTGTGGTAAAAATTTAATATCAGCAATGATAACTGCTAAAATAGGGTTATATACAACTATTCTAGTTATAGGAAAAGATTTATTATATCAAGGACATCAATTATATTCTGAATTATTTAATAAACCAATAGGAATTATTGGAGATGGCAAATGTGAAATTCATGACATAAATATTGCTAGTGTATGGTCTGTTGGAAAAGCTTTAGGAATAATTGAAACAAATAATTTAGATGAATTTTCTGAAAAAGAAAAAGATATTAGTAGGGAAAAATATAAAGATATTAAACAAATGTTAAAATCATCTAAACTAGTTATTTTAGATGAATGTCATTTGGCAGCAGCAGCAACTTTACAGGGTATTTTTAGAGAAATAAAATCTGTAGAATATTTATATGGTATGTCGGCTACACCATCTAGGGATGATGGAGCAAATCTATTACAAGAAGCTTATCTTGGTAAAAAAATAGTTGATTTACATGCTAGAAAGTTAATTGATCAAGGATATTTAGTTGAACCAATAATTAGGTTTTTAGCACCAGATCCTTATCCATATAAAAGCGGACAATATCAAAAAGTATATAATAAGTATATTACTGAAAACAGTCAACGTAATGGAATGGTTGTTAAAGCAACATTAAAAATGATAGAACAAGGATTTATTCCTTTAGTTTTATTTAATTCTATTAAACATGGTGACATTTTATATAATCTTTTAAAAGATAAAATACCAACGGTATTATTAAGCGGTAAAAACTCTTCTAAGATTAGAGAACATGCAAAAAACAATATAAATAGTGGTAATATAAAGTGTGTTTTAGCAAGTAAGATATTTGAATGTGGAGTAGATATTCCTTGTGTATCAGGACTTATAAATTCCAGTGGTGGAAAATCAAGTATTCGAGCTATGCAAAAGGTTGGTAGGGTAATACGTCCTTATAAAGGAAAGAGAATAGCTGCAGTAATTGATTTTGCTGATCAAGCACCTTATTTAAAGAATCATGCATTAAGAAGAAAAGAAATATACGAAACAGAATTTAAGGTACAATGGCCAGGATCTGTTTCTAAAACGTTAGAGGTCGATCCTGAGTAACAGTCAAGATATAGAAAAAACTTATGGCAAAAAAAGAAAATGGAAAATTAAGTGGTTTAAAGGAAGATGGAACTCCTAATGCTTATTGGCGTAAGTTTAAGGAGAGATTAAACACTTATGATCAAGTACCTATTCAAGAATGGAAAGAAGATCAGGTTTTAGGACATATCTTAAAAAGATATAAAGATTTTCAAGGTGTTGAATTTACATTATCTTATAGTGGGCCACCGTCTAAAAGTAAAGAGATATACTGTATAAGAAGAATGATTTTATCTCTTGGATTTGAAGATGGAATTACATTAAAGAAATATATTGATTGGGTATTTGATTTTCATATTTTACCAAAGAAAATATCTATAACTAGTATAGCCTTCTTTTTTACAACCAATTTTGTATTAAAGTTTAAACAAGAATTAAGAAGATCTAATACTGTTTCTAGAAATTCTGTTTTACCAGAAAAGTATTTATTATTATCTTCAGATCTTGATATTTCTACTTATGGAGATTTAGCTTTTGCCAAACGAGCAATTGATCAAAATCCTGAGGAATATAAACAATATTCCGATTTATTAATTCAATTAATTGATAATGGGTTTAATATTGATATTTTAAATAACTTGGAAGGATAACTAATATGTCTTCAATTCTTTTTACCAAAAAAATGATTTGTTTATTGCACAAGTGTTTAGCAGAAGCTGATTTGTTTGCAAATATATATGACAGTGAGTACATGGGACCAGGAAAAGGTTCCGTACATTATCAAAAATTAAAATCACAACTTTTTGAATTAATGAATCCAAAATAAATTCATAAAACTATTTAATAGAACAAGGATAATTACATGTCTTGTATAATTTTTGCCAGAGAAATTATTTATTTACTATATAGCTATATAAGAGATTGTTTCATCTCTACATTCTCAGTGAGAGAATGGGACAATAAAAGGTTTTACTACGGAAATAATATCAAGAAAATAATATGGAAATAAAAATAAATTCTTTGGTAAAAATAATTTGCCAAAATAACTTAGTAGAAGGTGGTAAAGTATTAGAATATACAAAAACTCAATTAGTTTTACAATTAATTGATGGAGATGTTTTTATTATACAAAATCCCTACAAAAACATTATAGCTATAAGATTAATAAATACAGAAATCAAATCACAAAAACCTGTATTTGTTGATAAGGATATTAAAACACAATTACTAGAAGAAGATGAATTACCAAAAGAGAATTTAAATGTTAAAACTTTGGCAGAACTTCATAAATTAAAAGCTGCTGAGGAACGCATTAGGGCAAAAGATCTTTTAACTACTAAAACAATTTCTAATACTTTTAAAGAGGTTAATTTTGGATATCCAAATTTCACAAAACCACCCGTTTTTAACAATTCCAAGAAAAAAACTCGATGAAGCATTAGAAGACATTGCATCTTCTTTTTCTAATGGTCTTATCTTAACCCATGAAGGAGCTGTTCTTACTGAAATTTTCCAAAAATATTATCTAGCAAATATTCCAGTTGATTATTGGTTTAGAGATATGGATGATTTTATTGGTCCTAATATATTAAAGAAATATTATATAGAAACAATTACAGATATCAAAAATTCTTTTAAAACTGGTAAAAAAGCTATGTTTGCCGGTAAAAACGGAATTGGTAAAACAACTGTTTCTGCTTGTATATTAAAAAGAGCAGTAGAGTCAAATAAGTATAGTGGGTTATATGTTAATCTTGCAGATATTGTACATGTAATGTTATCAACTCCAGCAGATGTGAAAAACCAAGCTAGAGATATGCTTTTAAATGTAGATTTTTTAGTTATAGATGAATTTGATACTAGATTTATGGCAACAGAAGCTGCTGCTGATTTATTTGGGAGAATATTAGAACCTATTATGAGAACTAGAATACAAAATAGAATGCCATTATTTTTTTGCACAAACTCTATAAAGGTAGAGGATAGTTTCTCAGGGCCACTACAAGCTAGTATAGGTAGTTTGCTTAAAGTAGTAAATTTAATTCCTGTTATTGGTGGTAAAGATGTTAGAGAAAACGTTGGCAAAGGTGAATTATGATCTCTGAACTAGATCTTAAAGTATTAAAAGCTATTCTTGATGATAAAGTAAATGCACTTACATTTGCCTACAGGTATGATTGTTCTTTATTTGAGGATGATGTAAAAAAGTTTGCTAAAACAATATTGGATTATATATCTCATTTTAAATCACCACCAACCAGAAGAACATTAATAGATCGTCATAAAAATAATTCAGATTTGGTACAATCAATTGAAGAATCATGGGATGAGATTGATGCATTAGAACATGATATTAAAGAGTTTCCTTATAATTTAGAAGAGATAAAAAAACGATTTCAATTAAGGTCTGTTGAAGAAATTCGAGCACAAGCAGAAAATATAGATATTGATTCTATAGAAGATCCTGAAGATTATTTCAATAAACTTTCTTTAGCAATTACAAGGGTAACATCTTTAAATTTAGAAAGAACATATATCCAAAAACCCATTGGAGATTATGTTGTAGAATTTTCAGACTCTTATGAGTCACGAAGACAAAACCCAGAACAAACAGAAGATATTAAAACGGGATATTCCATTATTGATGATGTAAGAGGAGGAATTTCAGCTGGTGAATTAGTTATTGTTGGAGCTGAGACGGCTGGTGGAAAAGCCTTATCTATTGATACTCCTATTTTAGTTTGTGGAGAAGATTGTCGAAATAATAAAACGCATTCTTTATATTCTTCTTTAAATAAATTCAAAACAATGGGGGAATTAAAAGTAGGAGATATGGTATATGGAGATGATGGTTTACCGGCTAAAATTATAGCTACTACTGAAATTATGTATAACCATTCATGTTATGAATTAAATTTTTCTAATGGAGAGAAAATAATAGCTGATAAAGATCATGTATGGCCATTAATTCAAACAGATATTCAATATTCAAAACAATTAACTACAAAACTTTTATATTTTAGGTTTAAAAAAAATCCAGAGTTATTAGTATTTGATTTTTTTGGTACAAAACATACACATAAATCTTTTTTGGTAAAATTAGTATCTATTAAAGAAGTAGATAGTGTACCTGTAAAATGTATTCAAATAAATAATTATAGTAATTGTTATTTATGTGGTAGAAAATTAATTCCAACACATAATTCAATGTTGCTTAGTAATTTAGCAAAACAAATATGGCTACAGAAAAATAATCCTGATACTTTATCTGAAGATTTTACACGTGGATATAATATTTTATATTTTTCTTTAGAAATGCCATACAAAGATTGTTTTAATAGGTTTCTAGCTAGTTTAGCAGACATTCCTCAAAAAGCAATTACTTCAGCTACATTGGCTCATGATGAATTTGAAAAAATGAATAAAGCTCTTGATTTTATTCAAAGATATCAAGAGGCGGGAAACTATTTTGATATTGTAGATGTTCCAAGAGGTGTTACAATAGAAGAGATAGAATTACGATATCACGATGCATTAGCAAGATATCGTCCAGATTTTGTAGTAGTAGATTATATGGGTTTAATGAGTTCTAAAGAATTTGTAAAAGAGGCTGACTGGTTAAAGATGGGGGCCATTGCTTCTTCATTACATGAGTTTGGGCGAGCATATGATGTAGGAATGTTGACAGCTGCACAACTTACAGATTTGAAAAGAAACTCACAAGGAAATATGGATGAGTCTAAGGTTGTTGGCGTTCATAGGTGGGGGAGATCTAGTTTAATTATGCATAATGCGAATTTAGCTATTCAAATTGAAACTAGACAACATGAAAAATCTCTTCCAGATTTAAAAGTACATATTGTAAAGGATAGAAGAAGTAATTTATGTCAAGGAAACTTAATAAAGAATTTTGCTAATGCAATATTAATAAATATGCCAATAGATCAAAGTGAGCTTCCTGGAAAATTAAGTGCTAGTATTCCTGATTTAATTAAATCTATTCAAGCATCTAAAAACAAAACAAATGAAAACAGTTAATACAGTTGCAAGGGCATACAGAATGGAGATAGATCCAAATACTGAAGATTTATATTTGGTATTTAAGGTTATTGATGTATCATTTAAAAAGAGAATTCGAGAATCTTGGAGTAGGGATGTTGAATTACAGATCTTGGGAAAAGACCTTGTTGAAATAACGGAGAAATAAAATGCCTACTTACGATCATTTATGTAATGCTTGCAATCACGAATGGGAAGAATCTTATTCTATTAAAGCGGAAGTACCAACAATTTGCCCTAATTGTAAAACAGAGGGACAGGTTCAAAGATTAATATCAGCTTCTGGTGGCGTTACAGTAAAACTGGAAGGTAAAGAATTAGTTAATCAATTACGTAAAGAGGGAAAAGATTTAGCCAGGAGGGCAAGGAAGGATGAAAATTTAGCAGCCAATCTTTACGGTTGGAAATAGGAGGTTACTTGAAAAAGAAACAACCTAAGCAAGTAGAAATTGAAAATTTACTAGATAAAATGGTAACTTTACGCATTAAATGTGAAACATCCAAATCTAATAAATTACATACTAGTTTAAATGATATACAGAATCAATGTATTAAAGAATTAAATTATTTAGTGGAGGACAGAGCTTCTAAATATAAGGGGTTTTCCAATTATGAAGATTTATGTCAAGATGGTAGATTAGCATTATACCGTGCATTACAAACATACAAACCAGAAAAGGGTAATTTTTTCTGGTGGGCAAATGAGTATGTTAAAACAAAACTGAGTCGAGAGGCAAATAATCACTCTACTATCAAAATACCATTAAAAAAAGCAAAGGATATAAAACCACATAAAGAAAATACAATTCCTATTATTGTAGATTCTTCTAATGCTTTAGAAAAAATGGAAACACACGAAACATCTTTAGAAATTAAAAATGCAATAAACAAATTACCTAATAAACAAAAAAAGATAATTAATTTACATTTTGAAATGGGACTAGATCCCAATAATGATTCAACGGCTGTAAAAATTTGTAAAAAAATGAAAATTTCTAGAATGTCATTTTTAAAATTATTAGATAAAGCAAAGGAAAATTTGAAGGTTGAATTATCAAATTCTATCTAGTGTAATATTTAAGCATTAAAAAAAATAAAGAGATTGGATCTGGTTATTACTGGGCCAATCTCTTTGTTTATTACAAATAAAAATATTTTTTTTAAATCTGGTAAACAGGACGCATAGAGTAACAAGATTAGTTTAGGAATAAAAAATGCAGATAATATTATATAGTACAAATTGTCCAAAGTGTAACGTATTAAAACAAAAACTTACTAAGAAAAACATTATGTTTGAAGAGGTAAATGATATAGAACTAATAATTTCTAAAGGCTTTTCAGCAGTTCCTATGTTAGAAATTGATGGAAAGTCTTTAAATTTCGTAGATGCTAATTCATTGGTTAACACTTTTTAATATTTTCGGGTAACATGGACATTAAACTTAAACTTAACAATAAATTCGTAGCGGCATTAAACAAATTAAAAGAGGAATATGGACAAGAATTCGATAAACTGAATGGTTTCCATAATAGTAATTTAAACTTTACTGATTTTATAGATAATTTTATAGATTCTAAATCTATATCTGATGTAACAATAGATGCAAATGCAAATTCTTCATCAAAAGATGTAAGATCTATGTTGGCAGATATGATGAAGCCACATACAAAGCTATTGTCTTATAATAAAATATTTTATGAATTAACTAAAGAATATGGAATTGCTACGGCAGAAGATTGGCTTAAACATGAATGGAATGGTGCTTTTTATTTACATGATGCAGCATCGTCTACTTTAATGAGTTATTGTTTTGCGTATGATTTAGAAGATGTAGTACAAAAGGGTTTATATTTTATTAATAGTTTTAAACCTGGTCCAGCTAAACATCTTACTACTTTTAATGATCATGTATTAGAGTTTATATCTTGGGCTTCTAATAGGACAAGTGGTGCTTGTGGTATACCAGGATACTTAGTTCATTCTTATGGGTTTTGGATGAATGATGTTAAAGAAGGATTTTATCTTAAAAATCCAGAATATTATAGAAGACAATGTTTTCAAAAATTTATTTATGATTTAAATCAGCCTTATTTAAGAATTACAGAATGTGCTTTTACTAATATTTCTATTATGGATAGAAATTATTTAACAGAAATTTTTGGTGGAAGACAGTTTCCTAATGGTGAATTTGTAATTGATCATATTGATGGAATTTTAGAACATCAAAAAGTCTTTATGGAAACGTTAGCAGAAATTCGTAAAGAGTGTATGATGACATTTCCCGTTGTTACATTTGCATTGCTTTATCAAAATGGTAAATTTGTTGATGAAGAATTTGCTAAATGGTGCAATAAACACAATATGCAATGGTATGATTCTAATTTTTATCTTGGAGATAATGTTGCTAATTTAAGCTCTTGTTGTAGAATGGTTAATGATACTTCTAAAGTTAAAAAAGCTGAAGGTTTTATTAACTCTATTGGAGGATCTAGTATTTCTATTGGATCAATTAAAGTTAATACAATTAATCTTCGTAGAATTTCTTTAGAAGCAAATAAAGATAAAGAAAAGTTTAAAAATATATTAACAGAACGAACAAGTCTTTGTATTAAAGTTCTTCATATTATCAGAAAAATAATTACCAGAAATGTAGAAAAGGGATTACTTCCTAATTATACACACGGGTTAATAAAAATGGAAAACCAATATAATACAATTGGTTTGACAGCAATGTATGAAGTAATTAAAGATTTTGGATTTATTGCAACAGATGAATTTGGTAATAAATCATATACTAAAGAAGGTATTAATTTCGCCTCTGATATTTTAGATTTAGTTAATAAAATTAAAGATGAACAAACATTTGACTATGCAATTAATATTGAAGTGATACCAGCAGAAAGAGCAAATGTAGTATTGTGTCAAAAAGATAAAGTAATATATGGTGAGCAAGAGGAATTTATTTATTCTAATCAATGGATCCCTTTAATGCAACAATGTACAATTCAAGAAAAAGTAAAATTAGGAGCATTATTGGATAAACGATGTGGTGGTGGGCAAATAATGCATGTTAATTTACAAGGAAAGTTTTCTTCAGAAGAACAATCTTGGGATTTGTTAAATTATATTGCAAAATCTGGTGTTATATATATGGCTTACAATCCAAGAATTTCAGTCTGTGAAAAAGGCCATGGTTTTTTTGGAGAACATTGCCCAACTTGTGGAAATATTAAAATAGATGAATTTACCAGAATAGTAGGTTACTTAGTTCCAACAAATACTTATAGTAAAGATCGTAAAAATGAATTCTCAAAAAGATATTGGTATAATCTCGACGATTGAGGTTAAAAATATAATTCATGAAACATTCCAAGATTATAAAAAAGCCGGAATGCTCATTGCGATGTGTTATTGTGATTGGAAATGTTTAAAAGAACAAAAACTTGATGTTTCTTTATGTCAAAATTGTGCTTTGTCTAAACACAATTCTTTTAAAATTAATATTTCTGATTTATTTAATCAATATATTTACAATCCAATAACATCTTCTATTATTTTTGGTGGTTTAGAACCTATGCTTCAATTTAATGAGGTGCTATCTGTTATAGATTATTTTAGAAATCATAATTGTTATGATGATATTGTTATCTATACTGGATATAATAAAGATGAATTAAAAGATAAAATATTATTATTATCTAATTATGATAATATATATTTAAAATGCGGAAGGTTTATTTATAATGATAAACCGATATATGATGAAGTATTGGGAGTGAATCTTTCTTCACAGAATCAAAAAGGAATTTCTTTGGTAAAAACACATTGAAAAATAAATCATGAGTGAAAAAGTAATATATATAGATAGAGAAGATGCAAAACAAGTTGAAGAAGAAGAGTTAAATATCTTCATTAAAGGTGTTCTTGAAGAATTGGGTTTACCATTAGATGAAATATGGCCTGATATATATATTAATACTGTAAATGATAAATTAAAATTTAGAGAATTGCTTGTAAAATCAGAAATAGATGTTATAAATGATGGTGATAGAGGTTGTAAAATATATTTTCAAAATAAATTATTTGCAGAATGGTTTAAGCCAAGATTTATTTTAAAAACAGATCATAAAGCATTAACAAATAAAAAGAAATTGTTTTATGAAATGCATATTAAAACCTTTAGTATATTTGAAAAATAAAAAGGGAAAAAAAATGAAAGAACAAACAGCACAGTCAAAACTTATTAACCGTGAAGAATTAAATGGCGTTGGAGATCTTAGGGTAAAAGCTATTAAAGCTGCTCAACTAGCTGAACAAAGTATTAAAGAAGCCAGAATTGCAGAACTAGAATATAGAAATGCTGTTCAACAATTATATCTTAGTAATGATATTCCTATTAAAGCTAAAATTAACTGGGAGTCTGGTGAAGTATTATATCCCGATGTAGAAAAAATACCGGAAATCAAAACAACAAATATAACAAAAGAAGAAACTTCAGTTGAAGTGGTTGAACCAGTTATAAAGAATAAAAAATCAACAAAGAAAGAGATCAAATAATGTTCCCAAATATATTTTATGATTTGTCTAAATTGGTTGATGTTAGAAACCATATACAAACAGTAGTAAATGATAGAGGTGTTACAGATAAAAACGATGTAAATACTTTACATAAAATTAGAATTCAATTAGATAAGAAGTTTATTGAGTTGGTTAAAGAGATTAATGTTGATGATCTTAATACAGAAGAAGAATCTGCTATAGAAGATCCTTTTGCTATAGATTTTCCAACACAAGAACCAATTATTAATATGTTTTCACCAAAGATTAAAGAAAAAGCTAAACCAATATCAGAAGGAATTCTAGCTAAGATAAAACAGGCAGATGAAGATATAGCTAATAGAATAAAAGAAGAAAAACTTAAATTAAAAAGCAAAAAGAGCAAAACTGAAAAAAAATAGTAGTAAACCTGTTATAAATTCCTTGGTACGCATATTTTAGAGTATTTTGGTATACGCATTAAGGAATTTATTATGGTTAGAATTAGCGAAAAATTTCTAAAACAAATTACATTATTAGCTAAAGAGGGTGCTACTACAGTTAATAATTATTTAGCAAGAATAATAAATGTTAATGATCCTATAGATGATTATGATGCTGTTAATAAACGATATGTTGATGCTCATTCTGGTGGGGGTACAGTAAATAATGTTTCAGATACCGAAGACGGTTCTGTAAATTTATATCCTACAGCTGCACGTAGAATATTACATAGTACTGGGTTTCAACCTGGTGGAAGTTGGGACGCATTAAGTTTAGCAGATAATACGGCGGCTTTTTCCAATTATACATTTCCATTAATTAAACTAGATATTACAGATGCTGTTTCAGGAGATGCAATATCATTTAATGGAACAAGCCCAGTATGGTCAAGTGGTTATTTAGCTAGAGATGGTTCTACTACTTTAACAGGTACATGGGATACTGGAGCAACTTATCATATAAGATCTATTACACCAGTTAATGATACAGATGTTGTTATTAAATCATATGTTGATGATGCGATTGAGGGTATTGCTGTTGGTGGAATGTCTGTTGTATCTTCGTCTTCTTTAGGTGCTGTTAATGCTTTCCCATCAATGATTACTAGAGCTTTGTTATCTGATGGTACTACTGGCGGTTGTGTTTGGAGACGTTGGACAACAATAGACTGTACTAATGTTTTTACAGCCGGATCTATTTCTCCAAATTTAATTAATACTACAGGGTCTTCTTCTAATCAAATATTAAGAAATGTAGCCGGAGTTGCTGTATGGAGTAATGAATCATCTGGTGTTAGCACTAATGAAGCTAAGGTTGTTTTTCATCCAGTTTGTGAAGTTGCAGTAATTACAAATATAAACACAACTGTTCCAGGGTCTGTTTTTCGTGGACAAACATGGGGTTCTGGACATTATGGAACACTTAGATTGTTTTTATCAAATCAATTATTTTCAAACCAAAACGGACCATGGGTATGGAATGGACCGTCGTCACCATTAACCAGACCTACAGATTGGACTGGTACTTTAACTCTAGAATATACACATATTTTCCCAATAAATAGAGCTCATGATGTACAACATGAAATTCCGGTAACCGACAGTGCTCCGACACCAATTAATCGTGGTGGTTTTTATATGACTACTTTAATAAGTGGGTCTTTAGTTGTTAATAGTTATTCTTTCCCGTTTTTGTTTGTAGGTCCAGAATCAAATATAATTCATTATGCAGAAGTTTCAACTACTTGTAACATTAATATTGCTAGTCCACCGGCAATAATTGATGGTTTATCAATGTATGAAGGGTGTAGATTTTGGGTTGGGCTTCACCAAAGCAATCCAAACCAACAAGGCTTATGGACATGGCATGCCTCAGGATGTCAACGTCCTGTTGATTGGGCTTCTGGAAGAGAGCTTTCTATACTTAATATTCATTTAATTTATATAAACAATGGTGCTTTATGGGGTAAATCACATATAATTGCGTGTTTTATTTCAAACACTTTTATTATTGATTCTGGATGGACAGCTAGAACACAAATTATAGGACCTATACAGTGGTGTTATGGCGGAATGTTATTAAAGAATACAACATTAGATTCTGGAAATCTTTCAAACCCATATTTAAATGAAATTACTAATGGAATTGCAAAAGTTTCCGGGGTTGTTAAAATAGATTCAACTGATATTGGAACAAAAGCAAATTGGACAACTGTATTAACGGAAGATTTTGAAACAAACCCTCCTATTGATGGTACTGGTACAACTTGGACCGTTTCTGGCGGTACTTTGTTGAGGGTTAGTGGTTTATATCATAAAACAGGAACTTATGCATGGTATTTAGATAGGACATCTACAACAATTCAATATATGTATATAAATCGAAACGTATCTAATCCTGGTGGTGGATATGGAACTTATAGAGCTAGAGTTTGGGCAAAAGGATATGATGGTGAAGTATCAGCCAAGTTATGGTGGAATACAAACGCTTATTCTACAACAAGTCCCGCTTTTGGTGTTGCACATGATACACCAGCTAATCCTTTAGAAGGATATTTAAACTATCCATATAGTGCAAATTCAGTTGCTTTATTTCTTGGAACAAACACCGGATATCCGACAACAACATATGGTGTTTGTTTTGATTCTTTACAAGTTGATTGGAAAGCAACTCCACCAAGTAGTTTTGTTAGAATTGATCGTGTTATGTATAAATATAACCAACCACAAGATTTAATAGTTCCAGATGAACCCTCTAATTTAGACACTTATGATTTACAGACACAATGTAATAGTACAATATGGGGAGCATCTTATCTTGTAAGTTGTATATGGGATGGTTCAAACTTTGTTATTGGTCCTTTTGGAGTAAATAGAATAATAAACATATCACTATCATATAAACCGTTCGATTATTCTTATGCTTCTTCTATTTCTCCAGCAACAAACTTACCATGGGTATATGCGTAAACATGTTTTTTGATGATATATGATTATATATGTCAAATGAAAAATATATAATTATTACTCCAAGTTTATCTGGTATAATTTTACATAACCGAGAATGTATTGGTATAAAAGGATGTTCTGATGTAGTAACCGCAAGACATCTTTCATTAGCAATGGCATTAAATAAATACAAAAATAAACCATTGCTTTGGTTAGATGATGATGTGTCAATTAAAGATTCAGACATTAAAGAATTGTTTAGAGTACAAAAAGAAACAAATGAATCAATTATTGTTGGTTGGTATCCAAATTCATTTGGAGAACCAATATTTAAACCAAAAAATAATTGGAGTTCTTTAGATTGGCATGAGTTATATTCGTGTGGTATGGGTTGTGTTTTAATTATGCCAAATGTATGGAATTATATTGGTGAACCAAATATTCCTATATTAAATTCAGAGCGTGGAAAATATCCTGCTGTTTTTAAACATGTTATTTCTTGGGATTCTACTTTATTAGGAGAAGATTTTTCATTTTGTGTAAATATGAGAAAGGAAGGGTTTAAAATAATTGCAGCAAATAATGTTTGTCTAACCCATAAAGGCAAAACTTTAGATTCTGAATTATTAAAAAAAGATCTTAAAGATTTATTTTCACAAAAAAACACAATTACTACTTTGGTAAATTGCTGTGGTCCAAATAGAAGATCGAGAGATATTGCAAATAAAAGTATTAAAAAATCTGATTTATCAGATGTGAAAATTATAACAGAAAGTTCTGGAAATATTTTAACAGATTGGATAACAGTATTACGTCGAGCATCACAAGAAACATCAGATTTAGTTTTAATGATGGAAGATGATGTTGTTGTTTGTTCAGATATAGAGTCTAGAATTAAAAATTGGGAATTCGAAATTGGAAACCCATGGTATAGTAGGTTTTTTGGAGCGGCTTCTTTATGTCGTATTGGTGCTTGTACCACAACAGTTCCAAGCTGTGGTGGCCAGGCAGTATTAACAACACCTAATATGGCCAAACAATTATTAGATATTATTCTACCTTTAGTAGAGCCGTTTTTTAAAATAAAAAACTCTGAATTATCAGACAAAATTTTTAATGGGGAAATAAGGCTTGTAGATGAAATTTTTTGGGACGAAATTAAAAAACTAGGATTGATTGGATTATATTCTCCACAATCATGGGCTAAACACATAGGCGTAAATCAGTCTTGTTGGAATAAAAACAAAGAACAAAATTGGGAAACTCCAGATTTTGTAGAAAATTAAAATATTACAAAATGTTATTATCAAATTTACTAAAAGGTGAAATTATTTCCCTTAAAAATAAAGACTGGTTAAAAAAGCAAAAATATGCTGGTAAAATATTAGGAGATTTACATAAAGAATTATTTTTAATTATTAAAGGGCTAGCTACTAATATTTCTTTATTTGATCTTAATTATTTTTCATTTAATTATATTAAAAATCATAATTGTATACCTACATTTTTAAATTATCATGGTTTTCCAAGTTCTATTTGCGCTTCTTTAAATAAAGAATTAGTACATGGGTTTGGAAATAGAAAAACAATATTAAAACCAGGTGATGTTTTAAAAATTGATATTGGCGTAACTTTTGAAGATACTATAACAGATTGTGCTGTAACTTATATTTATGGTAAACCAAAATCAGATAATATATTAAATCTTTTATTATCGTGTCAAAATGCTTTAAACCAATCTATAAAGGTGGTTAAACCAGGAAATAGAATTGGTGTAATAGGATCTGAGATATATAGAATTGGAAAAGAAAATAATTTTGGAGTAATAACAAATTATGGCGGACATGGAATAGATTATAATATATTACATGCTGCTCCATTTATTACAAATAAATCAAAATCAGAAGATGGAATAATAATACAACCAGGATTGTCTATTGCTATAGAACCAATGTTTGTATTAAATAATAATATAAATACTAAAGTATTATCTGATAAATGGACAGTAGTAACCCAAGATATTGGGGCTCATTTTGAACATAGTATTACTTTAGATGAAGAAGGAAATACACATATTATTACGGAACATGGAATATCAGTAAAAGATTTTATATAATGTTTAATAATTTTGGAGTCGAGCTATGAAAGTTACATTTGATAATGGTGGATACATTGAATTTCAAAAATCTAATAAGCCATATCATGTTCATATTATGATAGCTTCGAAGAACCCTGATAATTCATTACAATTATTAGTAAATTCTGCTGAAATTCATTTAAGTAAATTATTAGAATGTGTTAAGTCGGTATCTGGACCACTCATTCTATCTGAAAAAGAAAAGGAAAGTTAAATGCAAATTAAATCAATTATTCAAAAAATCAACAGTCGTCAATTTACAAATAACACTCAGCGTGTAGGTCTTCGTCTATTAAGTGCCAATGGTGAGTGGTTGGTTCGTTCTCAATTAGGAAAGATTCCATCTGCAACATCTCGGGTTCGAGATCTTCGTTTGTCTAAGTTTGGTGGATTTGCTGTAGAGTGTGCAAGTTCAGATTCTCTTGCTAAGAAAACCAATCGTCGAACATTTTATTATAGAATTGATCCTACTAAGGTTTCTAGTAAGCAGATTGAAACGCTTTTTAGTGTTTAATTAAAAATAATTAAATTAATGCTTAAGCCCCAGATTAATTTCTGGGGCTTTTTGCGTTTTGGCTGTTAAATTTGTTTTTACCAAAGAATTATTTGTTTGTTTAAACTCAAGATACATAATCCAGTATAAAAAGGAGAGTCTTTTTCGGAGTATTATGACAATATCCAATCCTTGTGATTTTGCAGATCCGGTACCTTGTGGAGTAAACCCTGCATTCACATATACAAGATATCCTTGTGATTTTGATGATCCTCGTAGTGGAGATACTAGAGGTGTACCAATAATTATAGATCTTCAAACTCCCGTAAAAGCAGAGGTTGTAAATCGTCATAGAGAAGTATTATTAGCTATTGAAGCCGAACTTGGTATTCAACCTAGTGGAACTTATACTACAGTAAGATCTAGACTAGACTCTTTAGAAGCTACGCTTTGTACTATTTGGACTTCTTTAGAGGGTCTTACAAAAGTAAATATATTATCAAACGGTGTTTCTGTTGTTGACAATGTTCAAAATATTAACTTTTTTGGTCCTGGTGTATTAGTTACAGATGCTGGTGATTTTCAAGCGAATATAAATATTATCGGTGGTGGTTTGCCTGATGTATTAAGCATTAATAATACTACTGATGGATATGATATTGATTTTATTAATGATTCTAGAGGTGTAAATTGTTTAGACCCAGTTAACCCTCAAGATGTTGCTACTAAAAATTATGTAGATGAAATTGCAAATTATTTTGATGGTTATTTATTAACTGTTCAACAAGACAGTTTAATTATTCGTGAAAAAGTATCTTTATTAAATTTTACAGGTCCAGGTGTTACTGCTACCGAAGGTTTAAGTGATGGTGAGGTTGTTGTTAATATAGAAAGCACAACCACTATTATGAGACAGGATGTATTTGATCCTGTACCTGGGCAAACACAATTTACATTATTACACCCGCCACTAAATCAAGAGTCAACAGAATTGTTTATTGATGGTGTATCACAAACAGTAGTTGTTGATTATGGTTTATCAGGACAAACACTAACATATGTTGGTAATCCTGTTTTAGATGGAACAGAAACTGTTGTTATAAAATATTTTGAAGATTTATCAGTTGTAGGTTACATTGGTCTTCCTGAAGTTTTATATGTAGATAATGCAACTGATGGATATAATATTGATTTTGTAAATGATTCTAGGGGTATTAATTGTCTAGACCCAATAGATCCACAAGATGTTGCTACTAAAAATTATGTTGATGGATATATTGGAAGTTTAGATTTAAGCCCAGTATTATCAGTGTATGATGAAGGGTTTTTAGAGCAAACAAGAGTAGATAAAATAAATTTCATTGGACCAGGGGTAACTGCGGTTGGTATTGGTTCTGGAACAGTAAATGTTACTATTACAGGATCTGGTGGCGGTGGTTCTGGTACAGTAATGAAACAGGAATTATATATTGCTGAAGCAGGTCAAACTATATTTACTGTTGTAGGAAATCCTTTTAATGAACAATCAACAGAGTTATTTATTAATGGTGTATCACAAACCGTTGTTTTAGATTATAATTTAACAGATATTCATGAAGTTACATATTCTGGTAATCCAATATTATTAGGTGGAGAAGAAGTTGTTATTAAATATTTTGAAGATATATCGTTAGTAACTCCACCAAATCCTTCTGCAATGAAACAACAAGTATTTATTGCTGAACCTGGACAATCTTTATTTACTGTTGATTATAATCCAATGAATGAAGATTCTGTAGAATTGTTTATTGATGGTGTATCTCAAACTGTTAGAGATGATTATTCTGTTACTGGAAATGTAATTAATTATTATGGAGATGTTGTATTAGATGGAACAGAAATTGTTGTTATAAAATATTTTACAATGATAATGATAACAACAGATCCTGGATTGCCAACAGTATTAGCTGCTGATAATTCTACTGATGGTTATAATATAAACTTTGAAAATGCATCAACAGGTATTAATTGTATAGATCCAACAAACCCTCAAGATATAGCCACTAAACATTATGTAGATGGATATTCTCAAGACCTTGAAGATTTAATAAATAATCATTCTATTCAACATGAGAGTGGTGGTATTGATGAGGTTGATGGATATAATATTGGTATAACTTATATTCCAGAAAACTATATATCTCCTAGTTTAAATATAGTTGGAGCACATATAGCTGCAATGGATTCAAAATTTGGAGATATTATAGCTGGTAATGTTGTAGCGATATCAGCAGGAAGTTTTTCTAGAAATTCAGGGACTGTAGCGTTTGCAAACTCTAATGGTGTTACATTTGGTATGAATACGGCAGGTGTTGTAACAGCAAGTGTAACTGGTGGTGGTGCAGCGATATCGGCTGGAACAAATTCTAAAAACTCAGGAACTATATCTTTTGTAAATTCTAATGGATTATCTTGGGGGATGGATACAGCAGGAGTAATAACCGGAAGTGTATCTGGTGGTGGGGTAGCGATATCAGCAGGTACAAACTCTAAAAATTCAGGAACTGTAGTATTTTCTAATTCCAATGGATTATCTTGGGGAATGGATACTGCTGGGGTAATTACTGGAAGTGTAGTTGCAGGTGGGGCGGCAATATCGGCTGGAAGTTTTTCTAGAAATTCTGGAATAATATCTTTTGCAAGTAATAATAATGGAATATCTTGTGGAATGGATTCTTTAGGATTGGTGACCTGGAATACAACACAAAATTCTCCAATGACAATTGCAATTGGACCAAATACAATAAGTGGTAATAGTGTAGTATTTTCAAATGCTAATGGGGTATCTTTTGGAATGGCTACAGATATTAATGGAGGTACTATTACAGCTAGTGCAGTATCTGGAGTAGTTATGGGACAAGCAGTAATGTTGCATCCAAACGTAGCTCCGGCATTAGGTGTTTCATCATTTTCAACGTCAGGAATATCAGGCACTTTTACAAATGGTTATTTACCAATGGGGGCAACTCCATTTAATGTTCCTAATTTATGTACAATATCATCAGTATTTATTCCGGTAGTGTTTAGTGAAGTATATGGTAATGGATCCTTCTCTAATCAAACACGTAATGTTACATATTCTTGTGGAATATATTCAAAGAGTTTAACTAATTATACTCAAGTAGGCACTACTTCTTGGTCATATGCTTATTCATGTGCAACAGATACTGCAAGTAACACGATAGCAATTCAAATTAATAATTATATAACTTCAATAGTTTCTGCCTTTGGTATAACTCTATCAAGTAATTTACAGGTTGCGCTTCCACTTGGCTTAACATTGAGTCCTGGAAAATATTTATGGCTTACTGGAGGCAGAATACAATGTACTAATTCTGGATATACTAGGGCAGGGGTATTAAGTTATGGGGCAATTATCGTTAATACTACTCGTATGAATATTCAGGAGTATCCATGTCTTATTGGTACTGAAAATATAACCAGAGATGCAGCAAGTGGTGTAAATCGTTATGGTGGTTTTGCATATTCGTATGCATCTCAAAGTGTTATGCCTGCGTTTTTCCCGCAATCTCCAAGTATATCTGCAAGTATAATGCCTTATTTTATTTTAGGATAATATTTCAAATATTGATCATTTTAGTAAAATACATTATTTGATCTAAATTATTAAAAGGATTTTATGAAAAAATTTAATTCATTTGTTTCTAATTTATCACAAACAAATTCATTTTTTATTAAATATAAAAATGAATCTTTCTTAATGAAGTTATTAAATATTATTTTATTTTTTAATAAAGGATTTATGACTGATTTTACAACTACTATTGGAAACACTATTTATTTTCCAAGTAAAGAACTTATAGAACAAGACCCAGATCTTGCAATATCTATTGTGTCTCATGAATTAATTCATATTAAACAAAGTAAATCATATGGTGGTTTAGGATATAGTATTTTGTATTTATTCCCACAAATATTATCTTTATTATCTATATTATTTGTGGTTTGGTTTCCTTTTATATTTTGTTTAATATTTTTATTACCAATTCCAGCATATTTTAGAATGAAATTTGAATTTGAAGGATATTTAGCTACATTATTAATGTTAAAACTTATTTTGACAGAAAGAGGTTTTTCAAAAGAAGAAATTAAAAACAAACTTGAAGAAAAAGGAAATGTTTTAAATAAATATTTTAAAGACTCTGGTTATTATTACATGTGGCCATTTGGAGTTGATTTTACCAAAGAAATTCAAAGCATTATGAGTGGTCATAACCCCCACCAAGATTCCAGCTTGGAAATGGCTTGGAAAGGGCTTGTTAAAGTAAATTATGCCAAAATCAAAACAACAGGTTAAATCAATGACTAGAGTATCCGGTCTTCCTACTCGTAAGAGTAGGAAGACAAAGGAAACTGAATCATCTTCCCATGGCAGGGAAAAATATATTTCTGATGTTTCTCTAGTTAGAAATCCCTATGATGATCAGTCTCGAAGAGAGCAATTACCGGAGCAATCCGTGAGGAAGGTAACTTCCAACCATTGGATTCCTATTATCTCTAGTAATGGGAATCCTCTTATGCCGTGTCACCCAGCTAGAGCCAGACAATTACTAAAAAATAATAAAGCTAAAAAACAATTTGCTAATTCTATTTGTTATCTTAAACTAATTAAAAGAAATATAGGAGACATTCAAGAGATATCATGTGGAATAGATTCAGGATCTAAGAGAGAAGCGATAACAGTAAAATCCATTAATAAAACTTTTATTAATATTTTAACCGATGCTAGAACAGGAGTAAAAGAATCTCTTGAGATTAAAAAATATATGAGAAGATCAAGGAGATTTAGGAAAACTCCTTGTAGAAAGAATAAATTAAATAGGAAAAGGAATAAAAATTTTATTCCTCCATCAACTCGGGCAAGATGGAATTCAAAGTTAAGATTAATAAATATATTAAAGAAAATATATCCAATATCGATATATGTTGTAGAAGATATTAAAGCAAAAAGTAAAGAAGGGCAAAGAAATTGGAATAAGAATTTTTCTCCATTAGAAATTGGAAAGAAATATTTCTATAATATTATTAAAACATATGGAAATCTTATTTTGAAAGAAGGATGGGAAACTAGTAATAAAAGAAAAGAATTAGATTTAGTAAAAACTACAAAAAAATTAGATAAAATATTTTCTGCACATAATATTGATAGTTGGGTTCTTGCTAATTTCCCCTTTGATATTCAAACATATCCAGAAAATATTGATATATTATTTCCAACAAATTGGATTATATAGAAGATCATTACATATGTTACAATTTTCTAAAGGAGGAGCAAGGAGAATAAATGGAGGAACAGTATCTTTGGGAATTCCAAAAGGGACAGTAGTAAAAACAAAATATAAAAAGAAAAAAATATTATGTTATATAGGTGGAAATATGGATGGAAAATTATCTATACATGATTTAAAAATTGGGAAACGAATATCTCAAAATATAGATAAGGAAAAGATAGAGATATATAGAGGATGGATAGCAAAATGGAAAGTAGAGATAATAAAAGGATAGCAAAAAAGAATAGAGCAATTCCTCCCTGCCTGCGTAGCAGGCAGGGCTTCCTTGCTCGTTAAGGTGATATATGTAAAGATGAGAGATATGCCATGCTTATTCTGGCATACAAAAATATTTATGTATGACATTGCAATAATTGGTGCTGGAGTTTCTGGAGTATTTGCAGCTTTAAGATTAGCTGAAAAACATAAACAACTTAAAGTAATAGTATTTGATTTTGGGCCACCACCTTCAAATTGTTTGCGACAAGATCCTATAAATGTAAAACGTCGTCGTAGACAATTAGAAGGATGGTTAGGGTGTTTTCCAACAGGTGATGGAAAACTATATATAGATGAAGATGCTAATAAAGTATTATCTATTACAGATGGCAGAAGAGTTAGAATTGCTAAAGAATGGATATCTGATAAGTTTAATTCAATATCACCATTAGCAATTATAAAAAACAAATCTCCAATAGCATCTGTTAAACATAATATTAAAAATAATGGATTTGAATTAAAAATACATGAATATGATCAATGGACTCCTGATTTAATTCATCAATTATCAAAAATATCAGCCGATACAATAGAAGATACTGGAAATATATTTCTAAGTTTTGAAACAGAAGTATTTGGATTTAATAAATCTGGTAAAAACTTTACTATTCAAACATCTGAAGGAGAATTTGAAAGTAAAAAGGTTATCCTTGGAGCTGGTAGAAGCGGTTGGCGTTGGATGAATAAAATATATAAGTCTTTAGATCTTTTGAAAACAAATACTATTGCTAAATATGGTATAAAAGTTGAAATGCCAGGATCTACTCTTAAGGATTATAATAATTGTCATTGTTCTATTTCAAAAGAAGGTTTAAATATTGGACCATTAGAATGGGAAGGATCAATTATACAAGAAGATCATGAAGATATGACATTAGCAGCTTTTAGATCTAATGAAAATAGATGGAAAACAGATAAAGTATTTTTCTCTATTGAAAAACAATTTGAAATTAAAAGCGATGTATGTGAATATGTAGATAGAATTGCAAAATTATCACATCTTCTTTCTGGAGATAGAGTTGGTAGAGAAAAAATTAAACACTTTATTAAAGGTATTGGTGATTTAGTTGAAATGCCAGAATATAATTGGATTGAAAAAACCGTTTCAGAACTAGAATGTATACTTCCTAATATTACCAGTCGAGGTTATTTTCACGTTCCCAGTATTAATACTAGTGTAAATAATATTAATATATCTTCTAATTTAGAAACAGATATAGAAGGATTATTTATAGCTGGAGAAAGCACTGGTATTAAAGGTATCGCAGCAGCCGCTATTATGGGTGTTGTTGCTGCAGAAGGAGTTATCAAATGAAAGAAAAAAAATCTTATGATAAATATGTTTCTTCATCAGATGAAAAGTTTGTTTACGATGAGAAAACTGCTAAAACAGGATCTTTTATAAAACAAGATTGTGAATTATATAATGATGAAGATAATATTCCTGGAGAACCTATTAGAGTTAAAAGAATTACTAAACCACAAGAAGGTTGGAAAGTAATGAAAAATGGAAAAGATATTTTGGTAATAAAAGCAAGTAGATTTTCTAAACAAGAAAAAGAATATTTAAGAACTGTAAAAGGATTATCTTTTATTATTGATGGTGTAAAACAGGGTTGGAAATCTGTATCTGAATTTAAAAGAAATATTACTTTATGATTATTTTTAAAGGAACAAAAACAATAGGTATTCAATCTTATATTGAATTTTCCAATGAGAAAGGATCTGTTATACAAATACCAGTAGAAACTAATTTGTTATCTAGATTTTTGTTATACTTTGATAGATTAGAACCAGGAACAAAACCTTTGGTCGAGACCCAAATGCCTTCTGTCAAATAGTTTAGAAGGAAGATTTTTATCATGGGTTATGCTTTATATGTTTGCGATACAGAAACTACTGGACTAGATTGTAAGAAACATGATATTATAGAATTATGTTTTTGGCGTGTTGGAGATACGGAATCTAAAACATGGTGGATGAAACCTTTACATCCAGAGAATATTAGTAAAGAAGCATTAAATGTAAACAAACATAAACTAGAAGATATTCTACATAGAACAAAAGAAGGTATAGAGAAATACCGATTACCATCTGAAGTATTACCAGAGATAGAAATGTGGTTAATGCAAGATGGTGCTGCAGCCGAAGAGCGTGTTTTCATTGGACACAATCCTCAATTTGATTATGATTTCTTATTGGAATTATGGAAAAATATAGGGTGTGAAAATGATTATCCATTTGGATATTGGATGGATAATAAAGATGGAACTAGAAGGAATGTTGGATATCTTATTGATACAATGCAATTAGTTAGACTTATTGATATTTATACTGGACAAAAACGTGCTAGATATGGTCTTGGTTCTTTAGTTAAAGATTTTAGTATAACAAAATCTACTTCACATAGAGCTGATGGTGATGTTAAAATGACTAAAGAATTATTTGAAAAAATATCAAAAGTATTACAAGGCCCTCTACTAGAAGCTTTTAAAGATTGTTATTAAATGCAAAATATAGCTGAAATAATTATTTCTTCTTTATCAGAAGATGCTAAATTAAAATTAGATGAATATTATATTGAAAAATATAGTAAGTTTATTAATTTTAAATTCATTTCACATTCAGAAAAACTTAGTGAAGATTTTATTAGAAAATATTCTGATAAAGTAGATTGGCAATTAATATCAGCTTATCAAAAACTAAGTGAAGATTTTATTAGAGAATTTCAATATAAAGTAAATTGGTGGTTTATATCTTGGAAACAAGAACTATCAGAAGAGTTTATTATAGAATATTCTGATAAGGTTTGTTGGCCATGTATATTTGGTTATCAAAAATTGTCAGCTTCATTTAAAAGAAAATATAAAAAGATGTTGCCAAAAGATAATAGATAGATAGTTCACAAAGATTCGAATCGGGCTATTATGGCCTGATTTTTGGCCCGAGAATTTTATGAGGATATTATTTGGAGGAAGTAATAATATTGGTTCTAATATTATGATTTCGAGATTTATTGAAAACTCATCTCATGATATTAAAGTAATTTCTTATTATCGCAATCATAAATATATACCATACATTGATTATTGTTTGGATGATGTTTTTTGTAGAGCTAAAAAAAATATCACACCATATTTTAAACACCATTTTGGTATTAATTGTCCTGAAGTAAAATCTAAATTTGCAGATTTGATAATTAATGATCTTCTTGATTGGTCTCCAGATTTAGTTATTTCTGACTGTGAAATATTTACTGCATCCATTGCTAAAATAATGGAATTACCACTATATTATTGTAGTCCATTATTACAGCTTTATTCATTGAAAAATAAAATTCTTTTTTTAAAATTAAAAGAGTTTTTATTTAATTTACCCAAGGCTGATAAATATTTAGTATATTCTTCTGTTCCAAACTTAATTCTTAAAGATAATTTTTATCAAGTATATCCATATTACAACTCAGTACAATCACCTACACAGATTTTAACATCTGAAGAAGAATCTTTTAAAAAGACATTGCAAATTTTGCCAAACGGAGTATTATTAACTAGTGGTGAAACTAGTTTTATAACTGATTGTATTAATTCAGGAAATAAATTTGTAATATCTCCAAATCCAGAAGAAACAGAACAAGTTTTAAATGCACGTATATGTGATGATTATAATGTTGCAAAAAATATTGGAAGATCTGATAATTTTCAATATATATTAAATCAATTTGATTCTGATCTTTATTCACCACCAGTTTTTAATAAACCAATTCAATTTTTGGAAAAATTTTTATGAACAAACGTAAAGTAGCATTTGATTTGGGTAATGTAATTATTCATGTAAATATAAATAGCTTTTTATCATTTCTTGTTGATAATAATATTGTAAGCAATTTGCAAATTGCAACTGATTTTGTTTCTGGTATTCAACCAGCTCATGATTTAGGAACTTATAGTTTTAGACAAGGGTTTTCTAATTTATTATCTCACCTACCACATTATATACTGCAAGAAATACATAACAAATGGCTAAGTCTTGCTGTACCATCTGTTCTAATGTTAGAATTAATAGATGATTTAATAAGTAAACATAATTATGAAGTTGCGATATTATCAAATATAGGATATGATCATGCTGGAATAATTAGACATCTTTGTCCCGTTTTACAAAAATGCAATCAATATTTTTCATGTGAGGTTGGTATTATGAAGCCATCTAAACTATATTTCCAAAATTTCATAAATAAAAATAACTGGGAATTGGGGATGCCTTTTTTTGATGACAGAATGGAAAATATAATATCTTCTAGAGGTTTTTTTAAAGGTTATCAATTTGATTTAGATGATTTTAAAAATGATGAAGAAGCTGTTGATTTTGTAAAGAATATATTGATCTGATATATACCTTTTAGAAACCATTTGGTTTTTCAAAGGATTAATATGTCAGTTTTAAATAAGAAATTATCAACAAAAGAAGCTTTAGAATATATTGCATTTGCTGCGTGGTATAGAGATCTTCCAGATAATTGGGATGGGGAAATAACTTGCGAATGGACCGAAGATGGAGAAGTGGAAATTATTGCAACTCCAGCAGAGGAAGAAGAGCATTCAGAAAAATATGTACAAAAATCGGATACTGGGCCAGATGGAAAACTATTAAATTAACCAAATTCTTTGGTAACAACATAACAAAAGATCTTGCTATCTGGTCTGTTGTGTGGTATCGTCTTGTCTCCTTTATAGGAGATTAATATATGAATAAATATTTATGTATATTAGCTGTTTTGGCAATCTTTATTACAGGTTGTCATAGAAGGACTAATAGATATCCCCAAACCCAATCCAATACATATCAATCTACATATCAACCCGAATCAAATCCAGAACCAAATACAACAGAACAATTATATGTTTGTTATTATGTTCCAGAAGAAATTAAATTTCCACAAGGAATAACACCTCCAGAAGCATTGCAAGTAGATTGTAATTCACAACAACCATTGTATCCTTCAGCATTTAAAAGAGAATTAGCTAAAATAGAAGCTTCTATACAACGAGTATATTCTAATAATAATCCTGAAATTGAAAATCCACATTATCCAGTTACTTCTGATAATCCAAAACCAATATGGGATTTTTCAGATTTTGAAAACGATCTTACATTAGGACCAGACGGTTTACCAGATCCTGATAAAATGGATGAAATGGATAATTATAGACGTGACAGAGATGAGAAATTAAACCAAGAAAGCAAAATTATTTGGGATGATTTCAAAAGAAAACAAATTGCGACTTGTAAAAACCTATGTAGAGGATTTGATAATTCTGCTAAGTGTATAGCACAGTGTGACGATATATAATCATGTTATTATTTCTTTGTTGACATAAGCGAAAGATCTTGCTATCTGATCTGTTGTGTGGTATTCTTTTGTTCTCTTGAACAAGAAAGATTTTGAATCATGGCTGAAAAAATTAAATCAGAAAAACCACTTAATATAAAGGTCTTATGTTTGATAAAGAAACAGAAATAAAAAAAATATCAGAAATTGCAAAAAAATGTGGTGGTAAATTAATAAATACAAATTATAAAAATAATTATGATAAAATGTGTTTTGAGTGTTTTCATGGTCATGTTTTTAAAAACTCTGCAAATGCAATAAAAAATGGTCGTTGGTGTCCAAAGTGTAATAGTAATAATAGGACTGAAGAAATTTGTCGTGTATATTTTGAACATATTTTTAAATCTAAATTTTTAAAAAAACGACCAGAATGGTTAATTGGAAAAAACGGATATAGAATTGAGCTTGATGGATATTCAGAAGATAGTATGGTTGCTTTTGAATATAACGGTCAACAACATTATAAAAAAACATTTTGGTATAATTTTGATAATGCCGAATTAGAAAGAATGAGAATAAATGAATTTATTAAAATTGAAAAATGCAAAGAGCGTGGAATAATTTTAATTATTATTACATATAAAACAAAAATATGTAATTTAATTTCAGAAATAAAAAAACAATTAAGTATTTTTAATTATCCAAATATTGATAGTCTTGATTGGAGTGAGCCTTCTTTAAAAGAAATATATACAAGTGAAGTTTATATACAAAAACTAAGAAAAGATTTATTATTAAATGGATTTAATTTAATTAATAATGATTATTTTGGTGAAGATTATAAATATACAGCAAAATGTAATATTTGCGGATTTGAAAGAAAAGCTAATCCGTGGAGTCTTAGAAAAAATGGTTGTAAAAGATGTTCGGGAACAGAGAAAAAAACAATAGAAGACTGTATTAAACTAGCAAGTTCTCATGGTGGGTTTTGTTTGTCAAAAGTTTATGTTAACAATTCTGAACCATTACAGTGGGAATGTAAATGTGGTTATATTTGGTTTGCAAGTTATAATAGTATACAAGCAGGAAGTTGGTGTCCAAAAGACGGTGAAGAAATTAGAAAATTATCAATAAAATCAAGTTGGGAAAATAGAAAATTAATAGAGAATATTGTTAAATTTGAAAATGCTAAAATTATAGCATTTGAAAATGGTTTTAAACTTCTTTCTGAAAACTATATTAGTTGTGATTCGCCATTAGTATTTTTATGTAAACAAGGACATAAATGGTGTGTTGGATTGCGTTCTTTTAAAAAAGCTATAAAACAAGGTAGAGGGTGTACTCAGTGTGGTCCAAACAGTATAAAAGATACATCTTTATTTAAGAAAGAAATAAAATGTCAAAAATTAAAACTGATAAAAAATCATTTATTATAGATTACAATGTGCCAGTTGGTTGGGTTGTTGAGCTTAATTTTTTTGATTTAACTGGTGAAAAATCAAAGTGCAAAAATACAAGTAATAAGTTCTACCACATTGAGCTTCAATTGGGTAAAGACGGAAATTGTCAATTATATACGGAATATGGTCCAACTGGTTTTGTTCAAGCTAGAGAATTTAGATATTTTGCACAAGATAAAGCAAATGCTGAAAAAGAATTTAACAAAATTGTAAAGTCTAAAATAAAAAAAGGATATGTTGAAATTGATATCGCTCAACGTGTTGTTGGTAGTGATGAATCTAAAAAAATTGTTAAACCTGTTCAATTAAATAATATTGAAGAAATTACAATTGAAAAAAACAATAATAAACTTCATTGCGAAACACAAAGAATTATTAGTGAGCTTTTAGGATCTACAAATAAATTCGTAACTACAACATTAAAATGTCCCCTTGGGCAATTAACTAATAACCAAATTGACTCTGGTAGATCTAAATTACAAGAAGCTAGAAAGATAATTCAAACAGGATTGTCAGATGATAATAAAAAAATATTGTTATCATTAACAAATGATTTTTATGGATTAATTCCTCATAATCTAGGACAAGGTGCAAGAGGGAAATTAACCAATCTTATATTGGATACTAAAGAAAAAATTGACAATAAAGAATATGATCTTGATACTTTATTAGATGCTAAGTCTTTAGGTACAAGCTTGGATAGTAATTCAATTTGGGATCAGTATAATTCTTTAGATACAGAGTTTTCTTTTATAGATCATCAAGATCCTATTTTTGATTGGTTGAATAAATTAATTCAAGATACAAGGGCTAGTAATCATCACCATCTTGGTAAGATTATATTGTTGAATGCTTGGACCGTTGAAAGAAAATATGAAAGGAATGTTTTTCAAAAAACAGCAGAAGATATTGCATCTCAATGTGGTAAACAAATAATTCCACCTATAATGAAAAATTTAGTTACTACTCGTCCTGATGGTAATTCTAAATTATATCAAAATGCAAATGTTATTCCTTTATTTCATGGAACAAGAACTCAAAATATTACTGGTATTCTTAAAAAAGGAATGCTCATTAGACCCTCTGGTGTAGTTTTGTGCGGAAACATGTATGGGTCGGCCATCTATAAATCGGCTAATTCATCAAAAAGCATAAATTATACTAATATTAAATCATCATATTGGGCACAAGGATCTTGTGATAAAGCCTTTTTATTTGTATCTGATTGTGCATTAGGTAATCAATTTATGGCAAAATCATCAGGAAACTATACATTAAACTCTATTTCTCCTTATCATTCTGTATGGGCAAAAGGTGGAAGTAGTGGAGTAATAAATGATGAAATGATGTTGTATAAAATAGATCAACACAATATTAGATATTTAGTGGAATTTACATGCAAATAAAAATAACACTAGAAAATCTAAAACAAATATTAGAAGATAAGGGTTTTACATTATTAACAACAGAATATAAAAGAAATAGCCAAAAGCTAGATGTACTGTGTTCTAAAGGACATATTTATCACCCAACAGCAAAAAGCATAAAACGTGGTGGTTGTTCTGTTTGTTATAATGAAACATCTGCTCGTATGAAAGTAAAGGCTTGTCCAGAAAAACTACAAGAAGCAATTGATATTGCCAAATCTAAAGGAGGGGAGTGTTTATCAGATAGTTATATAAATAACAGATCTAAGTTAAAATTTAGATGTTCTAATGGACATGAATGGGAAACAACCATTAAATGTATAAAAAAAGCATGGTGCCCTATATGTTACCTTGGAGGGTCGAGTTCTGATAAATTTAAAACAGCACAAGAAACAGCTATAAAACGTGGAGGAAAATTAATTTCTGATAATATTTCTTTTTCAGAGAAATTAATATGGGAATGTGACGCTGGTCATACTTGGAGTGCTACATATCAAAATGTAATATATAAATATTCTTGGTGTCCATATTGTAATTCTAGTTTTTCAGAAAATATATGTAGACAATATCTAGAAGCTATCTTTGAAAAAAAGTTTATTAAAATAAGACCTACATGGTTGGTTAATAATAGTGGAAGAGCAATGGAGCTTGATGGGTATTGTGAAGAGTTGGGTTTAGCTTTTGAACACCAAGGACTTCAGCATTATGAAACAATAACATCTTTTTCTGAAAATATAGAAGCCGTTCAAAAAAGAGATGAAATAAAAAAAAATCTTTGTAATAAGTTTAATATAATATTACTAGAAATACCAGCATTGTTTTATTTAACCGCTATAGATGATTTACATACAGTTATATCATCTCAATTAGACAAATCTAATATCAAATATGATTTATCCAAACTAAAACCTGTAACACAAGTAATTGATTTAGATGTTGTAAATTTAGTTGAAAAAGAAAAAGAGCTTCAAAAAATCAAAGATATTGCCAAAAGTAAAGGCGGAGTTTGTCTATCAACCAATTATACTGGATATAATTGCAAAGTAGATTTATGTTGTGAGTACAAACATACATGGACAACAACAGCAGCTTCTATTAAAAATAACCATCATTGGTGTCCGATTTGTTCTCATAAAGGCATAATAACAATAGAAGATATGCAAAAAATTGCCACCGAACGTGGTGGTTTATGTCTTTCTAAAGAATATATAAATAACCATTTAAAACTTGAATGGCAATGTGCTTGTGGAAACATATGGCTGGCAACATATAACAATATACAAAGTGGTAAATGGTGTCCTAAATGTGGTGTTATCAAAAGATCAAAAGCGAAACATATTGGAATTGAAGCTTATCAATTAGCAGCGGAAAAGAAAGGTGGAAAATGTTTGTCAGCTTTTATTTCTGGCTGTTATGATAAATTAAAGTTTGAATGTGCTTTAGGTCACAAGTGGTTTTGTAGAGCAGATCAAATGAAAAACACTAATAAATGGTGTTCTGAATGTGCAAAAATAAAAAGACAGAAAAGTAAACATGTCGATAAATAATGTAATAGGATTATCAGTTTCTAAAAAAATGGATTTAATTCTTGCACTTGCACAAAAACAAGCAGAATCACTTAATCCTGATCACAATAAAATAATCGAGTTAAAAAATCATATAAAAGATTTAGAATTAACTATTACCAAAAGAAATAAAGAAATTGTAGAGTTAAAAAGAATTGTTGCCGCATATGAAAAATTTAGCCAACAAATAAAAACCCAATTACAACTAGAATCGATTTATTAAACTTATGCTAAAATTTATTAATAAAATAATTGACAAATATTTTACTATAAACCCAGGAGCAAAGGCTATATGCTCTGGAAATATCAAGGCAACTTGGGGTTGGGATCCTTATTCTGAGTGGCGTTTTCTTTATTACAAAAATCAACAAATAAATATATATAGAGATAATAATTATTGGGAGTTTAGTAATTATGCAAAACAAAGATATTCAAAAATGGAATTGAAATATATCATGAATTGTATTCGTCCTTATTTAGATGCTAAGTTTGAAATTAGATTTTGTACATAGGAAAAAAAAATGAAATCACAAGATCGCAAGGAAGAATTTCTTCAATTATTAAAAACCGAAGAGGTTTTGCCAGTATCGTTTTTAGCTGGTGATCCTAATAATATTCTACCAAAAGAAAAGTGTAGAGTTTGTGGAGGCGATGAAGGAGAAGATCAATTTGGACCATTTAATTACGATCATCAATCTGGTTGTCCAGAAGATCTTAATAATTTAGCTTATTTCGAAGTTGGGTTTGGATCATTTATTGGTTGTAATACAAAAATTCCAGATATAGTATAATTTATTTTCTTTTAAGGTTTGAAAAAATAAGTTTTTAAAGATATTCTAAAACTATCATAATTTCTATTAGGTACAACACCCATAATATCAGAACACTGATCTGTACAGATCATTAAATTATAATTTTTAATATCTTTATGATGTAAATAAGGCCAACAACAAATTCCTCCATAGCAACTGAGCTGTCCAGTTGCGATAGTTGGAGAAATTTTCTTTTTTGTTGATGGTGTAAATGTACAAGAGCAACAAAAGATAATAAGAAAAATAATTTTTTTCATTAAGATTTTTCTCTATATAATTTTTCTAATTTGCGTGGATTATTTCCGCTTTGTAATAGATCTAGAAAAGTAATATTTATATCTGTGAAATTATTTAGACCACCAACTTGTAATTTAATTGGGTTTTCCATTGGCACATTTTTACTAATAAACAAATCGGTAACTCCATCAATAATGTTTGGTGTTAATTTTTCGCAACTGATTACAATTTCTTTTCCATATTTATGTACTCTGGCAGCACCTTCTTTAAATAAAATATCCATAGCTGCAGAAAAATCAGGAATATTTCCAGGACGCATAGGGACTTTATCCCCACGTGCCTCTATTAATTCAGCTGCTGTTTGTCCATGTGTATTGGCCACATTAATAATTTGTTTATTGGCTAATATCCACCATTCCTGTCTTGAGCCAGTGGTTGGTTGAATAAAGAAATTACGTTCTACAGCTAATTGAGATTGTTTAAGAAATACGTTAGTATATAAGGATAATTTTCGAAGATCCATGGCTTAATACAAAGTTATTGACATTGCCGATGTTTGGTGGTATTGTATCTACATGTCTATTCAATTCAGACAAATTGAGACAGGATTAGGAACAATATTTTTTGGTCCAATGTGGAACAATAGTGAGAAAGCTATGTTCGCAAAGGAATGTGAAAAGAGAAATATAAAAATTATTTGTAATCTTTTAGAAGACTCTCATGGAAACATTGGAAACATAAAAGAAATATGGTATCCAATAAAGAATCATAATAATCCAGATATTACTGATACATTTATTAAGTTTATTAGACGTATAATATCTGAGATTAAATCTGGTAAAAATATTTATGTTCATTGTTTATTTGGGTTGGGACGAACTTCTTTTATTTTAAAAAGTATTTTAATGGAGCTTGGGAAAAGTAAAGAAGAAGCTGTTAATATTGTTGATGATGTATTTTATTATGGTGTTTCTAAAATTTCAATATATAATAAAACAATTAATAATTCATTTTTAAAAAAGTGTTTTGAGGTATACAAATGGATAATAGCACCATAGATAAATTAATAAAAATTGTTCATAAACAAACTAAAGAAATTGTAGAATTAAAAAAAGTTATTGAAAAGGGTATTTGGGGACCATTTGCTGGAGAGTCGTTAGTTGAAAGAGATGTTCGTATTCAAAAAGATCAATTAATTGAATCGCAAAAATTAGAAATAGAAAGATTAAATAAAATAATTAAAGATTTGGAAAGTGATATAGATAAACTATTTCTTTGGTAAAAACATAGTATTGTTAATTTTCTATCGAGGGTATGAGTATTGCCAAGTCTAATAACAATGCTATTAGAAACAGATGTAAAATTAAATTTTAATGATGTTGTTATAAGGCCTAAAAGATCTATTCTAGAATCGAGATCTGAAGTATGTTTAGAAAGATCGTTTTTACCAAAGAATGGTAATATAAGTTCTAAGTTTTCAGGTATACCAATTATAGCTGCTAATATGGCAACTGGTACATTTAAAATGCTTGAGGTTTTTGCCAAGTATAAAATGTTTGTAGCTATTGCTAAATATAATTCTTCAGAATGGTTAAATCCTAAACAACAATATGATTTATCTTTAGAAGATAAAATAAATTATGGTATTTATACTATTGGTATGTCAAATGAAGAGTTATTACATTTTGATAAGTATTATCAGTATGTATATAATACAGTTCCACATTTTGCACATAGAATAAAACTATGTGTAGATATAGCAAATGGATATACTCAAAAGTTTGGTAGTTTTATCTCTAAAATTAGGGAAGCATATCCAGCTAATTTAATAATAGCTGGAAATGTAGCAACCCCAGATATGACTCAAGAATTAATATTAGCCGGAGCAGATATAATTAAAGTAGGAGTATCTCAAGGGGGTGCATGTTTTACTAGATTAAAAACTGGAATTGGTGTACCGCAATTATCTGCGGTAATAGAATGTTCAGATGCAGCACATTCATTTAATAATGCTTATATAATATCTGATGGAGGGTGTAGGTGTGTGGGTGATATATCTAGAGCATTTTGTGGAAATGCAGATATGGTAATGGTTGGTAGTTTATTAGCTGGGACTTATGAAAGTGATGGAGATATTATAACCAGATATTTTAAAACGGGTGAATGTAGATTAAAATATGAAGATTGTGATGGTTTAAAAGTATTTGAAGATATTATTGAGGAAAAACAATATAAATTATTCTATGGTATGAGTTCCGACTATGCACAACAAAAGCATAGTGGAGAAATTAAAAATTACAGAACATCAGAGGGTAGAGTGGAAGAGGTTGAATATAAAGGATTAGTAGATAATATAATAAAAGATATATTGGGAGGATTAAGATCTACTGGTACTTATATTGGGGCAAAGAACATTAAACATTTTGGTAAATGCGCTACATTTTTAAGAACAAATCAGGTTCATGATAGATTTTGAAAGAAATATTATGTCTAAAAAAATTAAGATCGATATAAATAATAAAGATACTGATTATTGGGATCATGTTTCTTTACGTTATGTTTTAGATGAAAAAATTATTCGTAAATATATGGATAAATTAGATATGGATTTAATTTCTCAATATCAAAAATTAAGCGAAGAATTTATTAGGGAATTTTCTAATGAAGTAGATTGGTATTTTATATCGCAATCACAAAAACTTAGTGAGGATTTTATTAGAGAATTTTCTAATTTTGTAAATTGGATAAATATATCACAATATCAAAGGCTAAGCGAAGATTTTATTAGGGAGTTTTCTAATAAAATAAATTGGTATTATATATCGGCTTATCAAAAGCTTAGTGAAGATTTTATTAAAGAATTCTCTAATAAAGTAGATTGGTATTGTATAGAAAATTGTCAAAAATTAAGTACAGGATTTATGAAAAAACATAAATTAAAAACTACAAATTCTTGTTGGTTATATAAAGACAAGGAATATAAGAGAGAATATATTAAAGCAAATACATCATATGAGATAATAGGAGACAAGGTAATAGCATATAAATCTTGTAGATCAGATGGATATTCATATTTTAATTTTCAATATCGTTATAAAGTAGGAAAAGAGTATGAGTGTCATGCTAACTATAATGTAGCTGAGCAAAATAGTTTTGGATTATCTGCTTGGACAAAAGAACAAGCATTAGAATATCATTCTACAGGAAAATTATTTAAGGTAGAAATAGATTTAGAAGATGTGGCTGCTATTGTGGGTGATGGAAATAAGATAAGAGCAAGCAAAATAAAGATATTAGAAGAGATTAAAATTTAACGAAAGAAACATTATGTCTAACAAAATTACAATTGATATAAATAATAAAGATACTAATTACTGGAGTGATATTTCTGAAAAATATGTTTTGAACGAAAACATTATTCGTGATAATATTAATAAAATAAATTGGGATTATGTATCAAATAATCAAAAACTTAGTGAAGGCTTTATTAGAGAGTTTGCTAATAAAGTAAATTGGTATAATATATCAGCGTATCAAAAGCTAAGTGAAAAATTTATTAGGGAATTTTCTGATAAAGTAAACTGGTATTATATATCGCAACAACAAAAACTAAGTGAAAAATTTATTAGGGAATTTTCTCATAAAATAGACTGGTATTGTATAGCGGTTTATCAAAAATTAAGTCAAGAATTTATCAGAGAGTGTTTTGGTGAAGTGGTGCGTTTTGATATAGGAAAGTATCAGAAATTAAGTCCAGAATTTATAAAAGAACATCATTTAAAAATTCCTAACACATGTTGGTTATATAAAGACAAAGAATATAAAAGAAGGTATTTTAAAAGATATACTAGTTATGAAATAATAGGAGATAAAGTAATTGCATATAAGTCTTGTAGATCAGATGGGTATTCAGTATATAATTTCCAATATTATTATAAAGCCGGTAAAGAATATAAGTGTCACGCAGATTATAATATAGATAATAATAATAGTTTTGGTTTATCTGCTTGGGAAAGAGAAAAGGCTTTTAATCATCATTCGACAGGAAAATTATTTAAGGTAGAAATTGATTTAGAAGACATAGCAGCAATTATTCATGATGGAAATAAGATAAGGGCGAGTAAGATTAAAATATTAAAAGAAATTAAAATTTAAGGAATTTCTTTGAGTATTATATTACCACAAAAATCTAGTATTTCAAAATCTCCAAATGGCTGGTGGGATCTATCAACTTGTTGGGATGTAATTTGTTCTATAGGAGAGCAAAGACATCAACAAAAAGATTATTTTAAATCTACTCGCGCTTGGAATAACAAATCTCATATCATTGGTGTGTTAGGGGAATTTGTAATTTCACTAGAATCAGGAATAGAATTTGATACTGAATTAAAAATCAATGGTGATAATGGTAGCGATTTTAAAATCAATAATAAAACAATTGATATTAAATGTGCTACGTTTTTTAAAGATCCTGATTTAAAACATCCGGCACAAGAAACCAGATGGCCAGATTATTTTGTATTGGTTGCTCTCAATGAACCCAGAAAAAAAGCTAGGTTAATGGGTTGGGCACTTGGAGATAAGGTTCGCAATTCGCGAATCACGAATTATGGATATGGTCCACAAAAAATATTAAACTGGTCAGAATTAAACCCAGGACTTCCTCCAGTATTTAAAATCGGAAAATAAAATGGAACAATTTTTTAACGAAGATGTATATAATTCAGTTTTATTAAAACTATTAAAAGATGAAACAATTTATTCATCCTGCATTAATAATATATTAATCTCTAATTCTTTAGAAGAGCAATATAAATACGAGAAAGAACAACAACAAGATTTTAATTCTATTTCCGATCAAGAATTAGAAAACCAAATTGCAAATATAGTTTATATTACAAGAATACCTAAAAGACCTAGTTTGTTTTATATGTTTTTCAATGTTAGCAATGAACGCATAGATAATGTTTTTAATAATTATAAAAGTCTTTATATAGAAATGTGCTTTCCAGATTTTACACAAGATACATATTCATTAATTTTTAAAAACCTATTAAAATATCATCAATTTTTTGAAAATAAAACAAAATATATGGATAAGAAAATTTCAGAAGAAGAATACTATAAAGTAGTAAAAGAAAAATATAAAACTCTTAATAGTATTAGTAAAGAAGAATTAGCAAAACGTATTAATATTGTTTCGCTAATATTAAACATAAAAGATTCTAATAATCGTTTTGAAAAATTACGTTTGCTTGGCCAAATGTTTAATGTAACTGTTGATTATTTAGAACCTGTTGTTAAAACTTTAATGTAAAAAGGAAAAAAAAATGAAAGCGTATTTAGATATTGTAAAAAAAGTATTAGAACAAGGTGTTATAAAACCAAACCGTACAGGTATTGATACAATAGCAATTCCAGGAGCTATGTTTGAGCATGATATGAGTGAAGGATTTCCTTTACTTACAACCAAATCAGTTCCATTAAGATTGGTTGCTTCTGAACTTGAATTTTTCATTAAAGGATTAACTGATAAACAATGGCTAATAGATCGAAATAATCATATTTGGGATGATTGGTGTAATCCCGATATTGTTCCATATGGTCATGATGTTGAAACTAAATCTAAAATGAAAAAAGAACGTGATTTAGGCTGCGTATATGGGTGGATTTGGCGAAATCTTGGTGCTACTTATATAGATTATAAAACACCTGCAGTTGGTGATGGAATAGATCAATTAAATAATGTGGTTAAAAAATTAAAATCAGATCCTTCTGATAGAAGAATGATTGTATCAGCATGGAGTCCAAAAGATTTTCATAGTATGGCTCTTCCTCCATGTCATTATGGTTTCCAGGTTACTGTTATAGATGGTAAACTAAATCTACTTTGGAATCAGCGCAGTGTTGATATTGCACTTGGAGCCGGTTATAATATTGCAAATTATGCGTTATTATTACATCTTTTAGCAAAAGAATCTGGATTTAAAGAAGGTAAGCTTGTTGGATTTTGGGCAGACACTCATATATATGTAAATCACATTGATGGATTAAAAGAACAACTCAAGAGAGATCCTTACCCTCTACCAAGTATTAAAACAGATAATTGGAAGAGTATATTTGATTGGGAATATACAGATTCTCATGTTGAGAATTATCAACATCATCCTAAAATTAGTTTTGAGATAGCGGTTTAATTGGAGTAGTGATGAATAGTGGAATTTATATTATAAAAAATATCATAAACAGCAAAATATATGTCGGATCTACTAAAGACTTTGATAAAAGAAAACATAAGCATTTTTTAGATTTAAAAAACGGAAAGCATAGTTCTATAAAATTACAAAGAGCTTATAATAAGTACGGGATAGATAATTTTATTTTTGAAATTATTGAAGAGTTCCCATATGTAAATGACATACAAAAAAGAGAGCAATTTTGGATAGATTCTTTGAAATCTAAAGAGCTTGGATACAATATAGCTGATGCTTCTTTTGGAGATTGCTTATCCAATCATCCAAATAAAATAAACATTATAAAAAAAAGAACACAAACTATATTAAGTAATAATGCAAAGCTATCTCAAGATGAAAGAAATATAAAATGGGGAAAGTCTGGAGAATTAAATGGCAGATGGGATCCTGAAAAACATATGTTTTGTGAAATTTGCGGGGTTCGCGTTGCAAATTCATCAGAAAAAAAAGAAAAAAAATATTGTAGTAAACATGTTCCTAAATCAGGTATATCAAATCCGTTTTATGGAAAACATCACACAGAAGAGGTTCGTGAAACACTGTCTCAAAAAGCACTGGAAAAATATAAGAATAATTCTCAATTAAAACAAACAATTAGTGAAAAAACAAAAGAGCTGTGGAATAATCCTGAGTTTAGACAAAAAATTGTAAAATCAATGTCTTTGGCACATATTGGAAAAAAACATTCTGAAGAAACAAAAGAAAAAATGTCTAAAGCACAAAGGGGTAAAATTGTTTCAGAGGAAACTAAAGAAAAAATTAAACAAGCCCAAATAGGAAGAAAAACACTCTCTCCATTATCTAGAAAAAAACTTTCAAACACTATAAAAGAACATCATTATAAATGGTATAATAATGGAGTTATAGTAAAAAGATTTTCTGACACAGATGAAATCCCTTCTGGTTTTAAACTTGGAAGGAAAATATTATGAATCAAATAATTATTATAGCAGCTATTTCTGAAAATGGTATTATAGGATCTAAAAATGATATACCATGGAGAATTAGTGAGGATTTTAAAAGGTTTAAGAAATTAACTTTAGGACACCCTTGTATTATGGGTGATATTACATATAAATCTTTACCAGAAAAATCTAAACCGCTTCCGGGAAGAGAGAATATTGTATTAAGTCTTGATCCAACATATAAACCATTAGATGTTACTTTGTTTTCTGATTTTAATAAATCAATTGAATATATAAAAAACAAAGATAAAGCATTTATTATCGGTGGGGCTACAATATATAAATTAGGATTAGGTGTAGCTAATACTTTGGAACTTACAAGAATCCATAAGAATTATAATGGAGATATTAGATTTCCAGATATTGATTATAGCAAATGGGAAAAGATTAATACAGAAAATCATACAGGAATAGATTTGGTTAATAATATATCTGTTGAGTTTTCTTATGAGACATATAAAAGAATTTTTTGGTAAAAACAATTAATAATATCTTTACCAAAGAATCTAATTATATACTAATTTGTTTAGCAATATCTAATGCTTCATCTCTACTCATGTTGGGATTATCTAATAAAGCTTCATCAATAGCTTTTAATATTTTCCCCATGAGTGGGCCTGGAGCAATTCCTAATTCAATTAAATCTTTTCCATTAATTGGGCGAACTATATTTGTAGATATTTGTCCTGTTAGATTATTAATATTTGCTTCTATAATTTTTTCTCTTAGGTCTTCATATTTTTTTTCTTCTTCTAATATTTCATGATCAGAATAATTTTGTTTTCCAAGATTATCAGCTTTAGCAAGATCAATACTATGTTGCCAATCAGGAAAATTTCTAACGAATTTACGGTATGCTCTACCACTACCTTGATCTAATAAAGTATGTGGAGACAAATGTGAATCAATTAGTTTTTTCACTCTAGCTATAATATCATTAGGTGCTTTAATTCTTTGTAATATTTTTTCTGCAATGGTTCCAGAAATTTCTTCATGACCATGGTAAGTAGTATGTCCTTTTTCATGTGTCCCATGAACACCTTTATATCGTTTACCGATATCGTGTAATAAAGCTGTAATATTTCTAACCAAGTAGCTTTCATAATCTTCAGATATGTTTTGTTGAGTTTGATCTACTAGATTCTTTAAAGTATTTAATGTATGATTCCAAATAGTAAATTCATGATGGGGATTATTTTGTTCAGAATCCCACGGGATCATTTCTTCTGATAATTCTAGTTCTTCTAGTTCTTCTGAAGATGGGTTAAATATAATATCAAACAAACCAAGTTCTTTTAATAGTTCTGCGGCTTTTGTTGGGTTTGGTCCAATTAAAGCACCTGGTTTATATTTGTTTCCTTCTTTTTTTCCAGCTAGTTCTGTCCAAATTCTTTCTTGAGATATTTTGTTTTTAAAAGCCTCTTGAACATCTGGTCTTTTTGCAGCTTCTATTAATTCCGGATCTAATTTTAGATTATATCGAGAAGCAAATCTAACCGTTCTTAATATCCTAAGAGGATCGTCTAAAAATGTTTGTACGGGGTCCATGGGTGTTTTAGCAATACCGTTTCGCAGATCTGATAATCCACCTACATGATCTTCTATTTCTCCAGTATTAATATTATAAAATAAAGAATTGATAGTTAAATCTCGTCGATGAGCATCTTCTTCAGCAGTACCAAATTCCATAGTAGGAATTCTACTATCTGAATATGTTTCGGTTCTTAGATTAACAAAATCTATTGGAAGACCATATAGTTTTAACATAGCTGTAGCTAAGTGTTTTGATTGATCTGGATTAGCCTCTACAACGCTAACATTATTAGTTTTAATTCCATGTTCATCCATATAAGATTTAACAAGATTAGCAAATTGCTCTCCTGTCATATTGTTAACGGAGATATCAATATCATTAGAGTTTTTACCCATTAATTTATCACGAACGTATCCTCCAGCAATTCTTAAAATTGTATCTGGAGATTTTTCATTTATTACATTTTTTAATAAATCAATTATTTTTTGTTCAGTATTAGAAAATGATAAATTCATGTTAAAACTTTCAATAGCTATAGAATATAATGTTGCAAACTTTAATAACTTCAACATATAAAAATAAGGAAATATGCCACAAAAAGCACCAGTAAAAAAAGAAAAAGTATTAGAAAAACCAAAAATAAAAAAGCGCTATATGTTATCGGTCGATGGGATAGCTCCTATCAAGGTTCAATTTGAAACATGGGCTTTTGATGAACATGAAGCATTGGAACAATTTAAAAATCCAAGATTAATGAATTTAGTAAATCGTCCAGATATTGATTTGTCTAGATTGAAACTAAAAAAAATTACAGTTAAAGATATTTTCACACAATTAATTAAGTTAACCAAATCATTTTAAAGAAAGAAAAACAATTACAATGTCAATAGAGTTTTATATTACGGACGTAGAGAGTTTGGGGTTGGCGGTAGATATTCATGAGATTAATCAAATTTCAGTATTAAGGGTTTCTGATCAGAAACAGTTTACGGCAAATATTAAAGTAAAGCATCCTGAAAGATTTAGTCCGCAAGCATTAGAGATACAAGGAATTACGCCGTCAGATTTATTAGTTGGCATTCCTATAGAAGAAACTGTTGAGGGTTATGAAAATTTCTTAAAAGAAGATGGAAAAACCAAGGCACACAGGTGTATGATAGCTCACAATGCACCGTTTGATAGAAAGTTTATACACCGAGCTTGGGAAAATGTCAATAGAGATTTGTCAGCTGATCTTTGGTTATGTACAATGTCATTAGCTAAACGCTATGTTGCCAAAATGGGTGGAGATAAGTTAGCGCAATCTCAAATTAAGTTGGGTGTAGAAGGAATTAAAAAAGATAAGAATGGATCGCTTAAACCAAAGTTTGGTCTTAATAATTTATTGGCTGGTTTAGAATTAAAATCTAAAAATGGAGCACATCAAGCTGAGGTAGATGTTCAAAACACATTAGTATTATTTAATTGGTTAATGGAAACAAAGTTAGAATATGTTTCTTTAATTGAACGCATTCCACACAAAGAAATTGTTGTTCCACAATTAGATGTATCTGATTTTTAAAAAGGAGTATTATGTTAAATTTAATACAAGAAAAACTATTAGAAGAAGTTAAGCAAACATTGGAAGAAGAAATTGAAAACAAAAGAAAAGATAGAAATAAAAGAAAAGCAGCAAAACGTAAGGGTAAAAAATTGTTGACAAAATAGATGTAACATGTTATAAAAAAAAACAAATGACCACAAAAATAAATTGGAGTAAAGTTTCTGCTACACAAGGTTTAGGCGAAACCTTTATAAGGGAAAATTCAGACAAAGTAGACTGGTATTATATATCAAAAATCCAAAGGCTTCATGAAGAATTTATTAAAGATTTTTCTGATAAAGTAGATTGGGCAAACATATCATATTATCAAAAACTAAGTGAAAAATTTATTAGAAAAAATCACGATAAAGTAGACTGGATGTTGATATCGGCGTTTCAAAAACTTAGTGAGGAGTTTATTAGAGAATTTTCTGATAAAGTAGATTGGGCAAACATATCAAGTTATCAAAAACTAAGCGAAAATTTTATTAGAGAATTTTCTAATAAAGTATATTGGGATTTTATATCTTTATATCAAAAATTAAGTCCGAAATTTATTACAGAATATAATTCAGAAATATCAGAAGAAAATTGGTTATATAAAGATAAAGAATATAAAAGAAAATACATTCAAGAATATACAAAATATGATATTATTGGAGATAAAGTAATAGCATATAAGACATGTAGATCTGATGGATATTCTGCGTTTAATTTCCAATATCATTATGAAGTTGGGGGAGAATATGAATGTCATGCTAACCATAATATAAATCATAAAGATAGTTTTGGATTATCTGCATGGACACAAGAAGAAGCTTTAGATTATTATCCTGATGGAAAATTGTTTAAAGTAGAGATTGATTTGGAAGACATTGCTGCGGTTGTATATGAAGGAAATAAAATCAGGGCGAGCAAAATTAAAATATTAGAAGAGGTTTCAAACTAATTATGGATCAAATATTATTTTATAGAACTATTGGCGACTATGGTTGTTTTGCAAATTTTTCAAAACATTCTGTTATATTTAATGGATTAATATATCCAACATCAGAGCATGCTTTTCAAGCTCAGAAGTTTATTAATAACCCTGAAGTTATGGAGAGAATTAGATTATTACCAACTCCAAAAGAAGCAGCTATCATGGGAAGAGATCGCTCTCTTCCTTTAAGACCAGATTGGGATTCTTATTCCGAAGAAGATGCAAGATCTATATTTGATATTTCACTTGTTAAAGATTTTGTAATGTTAAATGTTGTATTGGCTAAGTTTAAACAACATCCAGATATTAAACAAACATTAATTAATACTGGGAAATCAACAATTGTAGAAGATTCTCCAATTGATTATTATTGGGGATGGGGAAAAGATCATTCAGGTAAAAATATGCTAGGTCAAATCCTAATGATTGTTAGAGATAGGATTAATTATGAGAGTTTTTTGGTAACAACATAAAAAAAACATATTGCAATCTCAAAAAAACCGTGTTAGAGTTGCCGGGTCTTCGATACAAAAGGAAAATAAAAATGATTAAGTACGGATATTTTTCAGTTGCCAATAAAACAAACAATCGCAAGCGGTGGGTTACAGTTGCTCTAGACCGTCCAGAGAAAGGAGCCACCACACAACTATATAAAGCTTCGTTTGCTTTTTGTTCTACCAAGGATAATTTCGTAAAAGAAATTGGACGACGCATGGCTAGTGGTCGTCTTCTTAAAAACAAATGCACTGTAGAATATGAATATTCTGGTGATATTCATAAGGCTATTGTTAAGGCTTTAGAAACAGCAATTCAAAATAATATTGTACCAAAGTGGGTTATTAAATCTTACAGTAATAAAACATTAATTCAAGGTTTAAAGAAATTCACTGAACCACAAGACTGTTCTTAATTATTATTAGCTTAATTTAGTATGTGGTAATAAAGAGCTGTTCATTGATCCGTGTTATATATTAAAAGTTATTTCTAAAATGGAAAATGCTATAATGTATATTGATGGAGGGTGTCAATTACCTAGGGGACTAACCCCTAGGCTTGTCAAATCCCTCGCTGGCTTTTGCCAGCTCGGGAGACATATGGTACTTTGACTTGTACCTGCCCTTTCGGGATTGCTAATTTTATTAGCTGGATTTTTGGCCTCTAGCCATAAATCCCTTATATTCTTTGCCGCATTAACATCTGCTCCATCTTCA